ATGAACTCACCGCAGCACCTGGAGGCAGCCGAGAAGCTGCTGGCGCTGGCTGAGGAGCAGGTCAGTGAGAATGTCAAGGCGCAGACGGGTGAGTACAAGACCGACGTGCTGTTGTCGGTCATCGCTCACGTGCTCATCGCCCTGGTCAAGAAGATGCCGAACCGATGAGCCGCCAGATCAGGTGGCACCGGGTGGCCTACTTCTCGATCCTGATCGTGGTTGCCGCGACCGGGATGGTTCTGATCGAGGTGTTCGGATGACCCCGCACATGCTGCTGCTGACCTCAGCAGCGGAGATCGGAGGACCGATCCTGGTGCCCATCGGCAACATCGCCTATGCGGCACCGCTGGACCAGACCACCAGGATCTTCCTGCAGGACCGGGATGAGTACCTGGACGTGACCGAGTCCTTCGACAGCATCATCCAGGTGCTCGGAGGTCTGGTCATGCGACCCCATCGGGGACCGATCTCGGTTCCCCGATAACACCTACCTACCAAGGAGAGAACATGGCGAGCGACTACGCCCGCAAGATCAAGGCTCTGCTGGCCAAGGCCAAGAGCACCACCAACGAACACGAGCGAGACAGCTACCAGGCCCAAGCCACCCGGCTGATGGCCAAGTGGGGCGTCGATGACGCCATGCTGGCGGCTGAGGAAGACCAGCTGATCATCACCGAGCAGTTCCGGATGGAGCACCAGCCGCTGGACGGCTGGTGTGTGCTGCTGGACAACGTCGCCAGGGGGCTGGGCACCGTGCGGGTGCTCGCCTCCGGCATGCTGACCGGTGACTTCGTGATCTTGTACCTGGTCGGCCACCGGAGCGACGTGGATCGGCTGAAGATCCTCTGGGACTACCTGCACCCTCAGGCATCCGTTGCCCTGCAGGCGTACTGGGATCACTACGTGCGATTCATGCCACCCACCGAGGCGATCATCGACTGGCTGGCGCACACCAAGCGGGCCCAGTTCCTGGCCTCCTACGGCAACTCGGTGGGCAACCGGCTGCAGCAGGAGAAGGAGGACGCCACCAAGTCGGTCTCCGGATCAGACCTGGTGCTGGTCGACCGCAAGAAGCAGGTCGATGACTTTGTGGACGAGAACATCAAGCCACAGGACACGACCTTCTACTACTACGAGGACCTTTCAGCCCGCATCGCCGGATGGACCGGTGGTGCCCAAGCAACGCTTCGGGGGAGTGATGATGCCTGAGTTCCGAGTCAGGTGGGAGATCGACGTGGAAGCCGACACTCCCAGAGCAGCTGCCGAGGCGGCCCAGAAGACCCAGCGGGACCCCGAGTACGAGGGGTACTTCACCGTCGAGCTGCCGGACGGTGACTGGATGGACGTGGACCTGCAGTGGTCACCACGTGAGCAAGAACTCCGCACCTACCAAGGAGAGAGCGATGGCACTTCGTAGTGTCCGGAACGTCGAGGACGCATTCCTCGAAGCAGTCGACGAGATGCCCGAGGGCTATCTCGAATGCCGGGGCAGCCAGCACCGGTTCAACATCATCGAGCCGTTCAGGATCGTGGACTCGGCTCACGAGGCCGGTGCCCGTCCCCACATGGGGCACGTGGTCTACGCCAAGCGCACGCTGAAGTGCGACCGGTGCATCGACCCAGAGACCGGCAAGTCGATGATCAGGCACGACTTCTACGCCATCACCTCACGGCGTGGTCACACGTACCTGGAGAAGATCAACGCCACCTACGAGGGACCGCCCCGGTACGCCACCAAGGGTCTGGGTCGGGTGGATGGCAACCGGGGTCTGATCCTCGGTGCTCAGCTGGATCTGGCCATGAGCCAGACTCCGGTCCGTGGTAGAGGCCGACCGAAGAAGAGCTCGTGAGGCCCACGGACATCCTCTCCTCGCAGCTGGAGATGGTCCACACCTTCGAGGGCGAGGAGAACCCCACCACCAAGCTCCTCCAGCTGATGGTGGCCGCGATGCTGATGAACGTCCAGGAGGGGGAGAACGGGTTCGACAAGTCCTCCCTCTCCAAGAAGTTCGAGGACCCGATGGTGCAGAAGATCCCTGCTGTCGTCTCCCACATGGCCCGGAACGCGATAGCCATCGACGTCACCGCCGACATGATGGAGGTCGTCACCTGGGTCGCGGAGGACATGGCCGACGACGAGGAGTTCCTGATGGACCTGGCCCCCGCAGCCTGGGGGATGGTTCACCTGGACAGGCCGTTGGTCATGCAGGAGACCGAGGACTGGGCCATCCACGTCAACTGGCTGCTGTGGTCCCCCGACTACAACCGGAGGCACCGGTCGGTGGCCTGCTTCGGGTTCACCGACATGCGGCACCCGGACACCCAGTCGCTGAAGTCGGCGCTCATCAACGAGACGCCGGGTCTGCGCTGGGTGTTCACCTTCATGGCCATCCGGGCGGACGGAGATCTGGTTCAGCCGATGGACTGGGGGGTGCCGCTGTCTCGTCCGCACGACATGCGGGACGAGAGGACCAACGAGGTGATCTTCCACATGACGGAGGCTCGGGAGAACGCAGAGAACACCCTGGTCTCCTTCACCGGAGACCATGGTCCGAACATGATGCGCTGGCTCTACGCCCTGTGGGTGGTGATGGGACAGGAGATCGCTCACATCCAGGAGGAGCATCCTGACCGTTCCACCAAACGTCGGCTGGAGCGGATGAAGATCCCGCCCCAGGTGTCGGTCATCACGCTCCGTAGGCCCGCCAACCCGCACCAGCACGCGGACGGTGAGTCAGGGGTGCAGTGGCAGCACCGGTGGATGGTCAGAGGTCACCCACGCTGGCAGGCCTGTGGTCCTGGTCGGTCGGAGCGCAAGCTCATCTGGGTCAACCCCTTCTGGAAGGGCCCTGAGGATGCTCCGATCAAGCAGACCTCGAAGGTCTACCGGGTGGCACGGTGATCACGCCTGATCCGAGCCGCAACCCCACACCGATGGCCTGTGCCGTCTGTGGGCTGGTCCTGGCCAGGTACCACAAGGAGGGCAAGGCGCAGTTCAGGCACGGTCCTGGTGACCCCGATGACCACCCGGTCATCGTGGTGCCAGCCGCTCAGATCCACGCCACCATCAGGTGTGACTTCTGCCTGGCCGAAGACGCCACCTGGACGCTGCCGGTGGAGACCTACGCCATGCAGGGTGGGCCGGACATGAACATCGGTGACTGGGCGGTCTGCGACATCTGTGCAGGCCTCCTGCAGGCCGATGACTGGGACGCCATCGTCCAGCGGGTCTGGGAGCTGTTCGTGAAGCGCAACGGGATGGTTCCCCAGTCCGCCTTCGAGCGGATGTACGAGGAGCTGCGACCCCATATCCTGGGGCCCGTCTACCGTGTAAACTGATCCACCAAAATCGCCCCCGGGCCCGCAAGGGTCCGGGGGCGTCCAACCTTTTTCTGCGTTCTGCTCTAGTTGCCCCTCCTTCGGGAGGGGCATCTCAGGGCATTTTTTTATGCCATTTTCCGGTCAGAGGTTCTGAAAGCTGAGGGCGAGCTGCTTGGCCCCGAGGGCGTAGGTACCGCCGCTCAGGATCCGTTTCACCGCCGCCAACGGGGCAGAGCCGATCAGGTTGCCGTTGTACTGCAGGTCCCAGAAGCCGACGTGGGTGAGCATCACCTGGGGCAGACCGGTCCAGGAGATAGCGCTGATGTTCCACGTGGAACGTGAGCTCGGAGTGGTCATCGCCATCTTCTTGCGGCTGTAGGCACCGCCGAACACCTCCGAGGCGTAGGCACTGGCCACCTGCGGGTTGTCGAAGTGCAGGGCCGCCCAGCTGTTGTTCAGCTCGGTCAGCCACTTGTGCACCTGGTAGTCGCTGAAGATCCCTTGGTCGGCCATGTCGCTCCTACGCGCTCGCTGATCCGATGTCGGCCCGGAAGCAGCGTCCCAGGAAGTAGGCGACCGGAGCTGAGTCCTGGAAGATCATCGCGTAGAACTGGCCTGCCGCCTTGTTGGTGATGTTGGCGTTGGGGTTGTTGATGTCGATCTCGTTGCCGTCAGCAGTCAGCTCCCAGGTGCTCTCGTCCACCAGCATCCCGGTGACCGGACCCTTGGCTCCCTTGGTGGACGGCCAGTAGCCAGCGGGCTCCTCCATCGTTCCCCAGGCGGCCAGCCGGGTGGTGCCGGGGGAGATGCCCACGGAGTCGTCGTTCTGCTCACCGGTCCGCTTGAAGGAGTTGAAGGCGGTCGGGAAGAACGGGTAGCGCTCCGACTCCTTGTAGCCGTGCGGCATCCCCTTCTGGTTCTTCGGGATCATCGGCATCGCGTCCACCTTGGTGCCGTGGTTGTCGTAGAAGCCGATGTGGAACGGGATCGCCAGCACGTTGCCGTTCTTGTCGTAGGCGGCAATCTGGGTCAGCCGGATGGTGGCCCGCTGGGCTCCCTTGATGGGGATGCACTGGGCGTACTGATTCTTGGCGCTCCACTCGTAGTCCTGCCACCGGTCGGTGGCTTTCTTGGCTTTGCCGCCCTTGTCGGAGACCTTGATGTAGTACTCCGGGTACTTGCTCGGCGGGTACTTCTTGGTCCAGTCCGTCCAGGGGAACGGGGTGTTGGTGGGCATCGAGCCGAAGAACTTGGTGGCATCCCCCGCCTTGGACCCGGAAGGGATCACGCCAGAGCCCTCGTAGTAGCTCCAGGGCTTCGAGACGTCGTTGGTGAGCGCGGATACCTGACCGGCCTTCAAGGAGTTCACAGGGTTCATTGCGTCCCGCGTACGGGCATTGACCTCAGCGATGGTCAGCGCGTCCCGGAACTTGGTGTCCACCGTCAGGGAGACCGACCCGCCCTCAGGGCTGACCGACACCGAGGAGATGTGGAACAGCACGTCGGCACCCCGGAAGTTCTTCACCAGGATCTGCCGTCCGGCGATGATCAGCAGCCGGTTGTAGGGCAGCTCGTTCAGCATCGGGTCGGTGGTCAAGGTGATGCTGCCGGTGAGGCCAGGGTCGGCGAACCTGCGGATCTGGGTCATCGCCGCGTCCCGGGCAGCCTTCTCGTCGATCCCCTGGCTGAACTGGGTCTGGGTCTCCTTGCGGATCATGCTGGGGATACGCCGCAGGTTGGAGGCCGAGGCCGGGTAGACCTGGGGCAGGGCGGCAAACGGCTCGTACCAGGTGGACTCCCCGTCTGATGACACCTGAGCCCCGGTGAAGGCCGTGCCCTGCAGGTCCTGGCCGGTGCCGTAGACCACGTTGGCGGTCTGGCTGTAGTCCCGGGAGGCGGTGACCTGCACCCCGGGCACCCCGTTGTAGACCACCAGGGTGTTGGCGTTGGGGTAGGTGAGGGGCTCTCTGACCCGCAGCACCGGCTGCCTGCCGTAGGCCTTCATGATGGTCCACTGGTCCCCGTCCGGGGTGTACATAGTGGCCAGCAGGCCCTGGATGTATCCGGTCAGCGAGGGCTCCCAGGACCCGGTGGAGCGGGTGGTCAGTCCCGTCCACTTGTTGCCGGGCACCACGCCCCAGGGAGCCAGGTACCACATGTAGTCGGGGCTGCTGAACTTGGGCACCGTGACGTTCCAGCCGATGGGCCAGTCGATCCGCATGGCCTTGTTCCACTTGGTCGGCACCTGGGCGAAGATGCGCTGCATCATCAGCTCGTACGGCACCGGGTTGGTCGGGTAGAACGGGATCGCCAGGTAGTTGTCGTAGAGGTACAGGGTGCCCTTGCACTGCAGCTGGTAGGGCTGGTTGATCTCCTCCGAGATCAGGAACCCCTCCCAGATCCAGGTGGGGTGACGGACCGCCTTGCCGTCGATGATGTCCCACCAGTGGATGGTCACCTGGCTCCAGGGCACCAGCCAGTACAGGTCACCGGAGCCTGGTGAGTCGTAGGAGGTGATGGTCTCGAAGCTGATCTGGGCGGTGGCGTCACCGAACGGGTCGTTGAAGGCGAGAGAGTCCACCTTGGTGGGGGCTCCCCGGAAGAAGGTGACGTCCTTGGCCCTCCCGTCCGGGTGGGTGAAGATCACCTGGAAGTAGCCCTGGCCGCCCCGCAGCAGCCGCACACCCGGGTCGTTGGCCATCAGTACACCCCTACGGTCTTGTGCGCTCCCAGCGCCGATGCGTACCGAGCCACGATCTCAGCAGGAGGCGGAGCCTCACCAGACCACAGGTCGAGGGAGAACACATCGAGCTCCCCCTGCAGGTTGAAGACCAGCGAGACGGCGTCGGTCCGGCTGATGGGAGTCGAGCCCTGGTAGAGCTTGTCGGAGGCCAGCCCCGCCATCAGCCGCAGGAAGCCCTCCTGGACGTCCAGAACCAGGTAGACCGGCTTCAGCATGAACATGGAGGCGGGCATCGTCACCCCGAAGGTCGCGCCTCCGAAGTTGGCCAGCAGACCAGCACTGTTGAGACCGATCCAGCCGCCGTTGCCGAAGGTCATGAACGGGTTGTTGTCGAGGTCGACGGTCCGCAGGTTGAACGCCATCCCCAGGGTGAAGTCGAAGGACTCGTCGAAGCCGGAGTTGAAGTTGCTGCTCATGGTCGCCAGCGGGGAGACCACCATGGCGTCCGGAGCGAACCGCTCGTTGCCCAGTCGGTACTCGACGTCCTCGATGAACGGCTTGGCCGAGATGTTCCCCTCCATCCGGTACCGGGACACCGACTCGTCCCGTACGGGCGTCCAGACCCCGGTGATGTCGTCGTAGTAGTCGGCCAGCGGCACGAAGGAGACGTAGGCGTCGTCGTTGACGTCCTGCACCGCGTCCCGCTCGGTGTAGTAGGTGCCGTCAGCGACCACCAGGGTGGAGGCGTTGCACCAGATCTGCGGCACCCGGGGGCGTCCGTTGTAGATGGCGAAGTCATCGGGAATGACCGATACCGTGCGCTGGGCCACCTCCCGGGGAGCCGGGGGCGGAGTGGGGTAGCGGATCTGCGGCGTGACGAAGCCGTGCGGGACGATGGCCATCTAGACCGTCAACATCAGCCACTGGGTGCCGGTCATCTCGACCCCGACCGCTCCGGGGGAGAGCACCACGGTGCCAGTGGCAGAGACGAAGATCGGCTCCTCCAGCTGCCCGACGAAGAACACCCGTCCACCCTCCTCGTCGTCGCAGATGGCCCAGAAGCCGATCCTGCCCCAGTCCACGTCACAGGGCGGGAAGGTGATCTCGTAGACGTTGGCCACGGTGCCGTCGTTGACGGCCCAGTTGGCGCTGTCGTTGACCAGCTCGGCCCGGGTGTAGGCAGCTGAGTCCGGCTCGTCCAGGTTCTCCCCGTCAGCGGCGAAGGTGGGAGCGATGGTGCGGATCAGGGCGATGTAGTAGGAGCCCACCGGCTCCTCGCCCGCGCTCCACAGCTCAGCCAGGTAGGCCAGACCGTCCGCTGTTGCCCCGCCAGCCACTACAGCACCATCTCCAGGCTCGTGTCGGGGTGGGCCGCGTAGGTGAGGGCCACCAGGGACATCCGGTTGTGCAGCAGCACGTGACCCATGTCGATCCGGTAGTCGGCACACTCGCAGACCAGGGTCTCCATCAGGTCCTCGGTCCGGAACCGGACGTTGTACTCGTCCTGGGTGAACCAGTCGATCAGGTTCTGCTGGGCCTCCACCATCTGGGCGATGGTCTGTCCCCGGACGTAGATCGAGAGGGACCGCTTGGTGTTGTCCCGCACCTGTCCGGTGGAGTAGCTGCCCTGGAAGTAGTCGCTGTTGACCTCACGCCTGCGCCAGGTCTGCTCGACGGTGCCGAAGCCCTCGGGGGCGGTCCGGAAGTTCACATGGTCGTTGACCGAGTGCCAGAAGCCCGCGTAGGACACCTCGACGTCGATGTCCATCGGCTCGTCGGAGTACGGCAGGTTGACCGAGCCCTGCTGGAAGAGCCTCATGTCTTGCTCTTCCTGGGTGCTGTCAGAGCCGCCATCCTGGCCTCCGCCTCCAGCTGCTTCAGCAGCTTGTTCGGGTCGTTGCTGACTACCTGAACGCTATCCACCCGCACGCTGTGGTCGTAGGAGTAGTTGTTGGTGGTGATCCCCGGCTTGACCACCTGACCGGCCTTGCCCGCCATCACCGCCATCTTCGACTGGGTGTGGTTGAGGACCTCCTCGCCACCCTTCAGCTTCACGAACTCGTAGCCACGCTCACCGACCAGCTTCCAGCCCGGGGTGGCCGAAGGGGTACCGGTGGCCAGGCCATCGCCCCCGCGTGCGTAGTCCTTCTGCTGCCAGTAGGCACCGGAGGACTTCCGGTTCTTGTTGACGTAGCCGTAGTCGTCACTCTTCGGCACGCCGTGCACGTGGTCGTCGTACCGGGTGCCCGCCGAGGTGGTGGCCCAGTGGCCTCGGACCCAGGCAGCAACACCAGCGTTGCGCAGGGCCTTCTGTAGGGCGAAGGCCTCCTTCTTGGATCCGGTGGGGCCTGCGTCGATGGCGTCGGCCTCGTGGCTGTAGCCCGAGGCCTGGGTGCGAGGACGCCAGCCACCCTGGAACACCGAGATCGTCTTGGTGAAGTGCTGCTGGGCCTTCTTCAGGGTGTTGGCGAACTTCTCGGTGAACTCACCGTTGTGCCAGTGCACCATCTTCTTGCCGCCCTTGCTGGGGCCGGACCCGGCACTGCTGCCCTCTGAACTGCCGAACTCGTTGCTGGGCAGGGCGTCGCCCTTGAACAGCTTGTAGTACTCCTCGGACTTCTTGTTGCGCCGCTTGGCGTTGGAGTCGGAGGTGTCGGCGGCCCGCTCGTACTTCTTCAGGAAGGACGCGGTGGCCCCCAGCACCGTGGTCTGCTTCTTCAGGTCCTTGCCTGCGGCGGACTCGGCATGGGGTCCCTTGCCGTTGAGCTGCTGGATCAGCGCCCAGACCTGGTTCTCCAGGTTGTTCTTCCTGCCCGCCTTCTTCAGGATCTCCCCGAGCTTGGTGCCGGGGGTCCACTGCACCAGGCCGTAGCCCTGGCTGTGGCTGGTGCTGGAGGACCTCTTGCCGCCCTGGACGATGTTCCAAATCAGGTTCGACTCCGACCACATGTTGCCCATCACGCCAGCGGCCTGCTTCTCGCTCAGACCACCGGTCCGCAGTGCGTTCCAGATTCCCCGGGCTCCACCCTTGCCACCGGAGTCCACCCCGCCTGCGGTCCCGGCACCGGCTGCCGCATCTGCTGCCTGCTTCTCGGCCAGCTTCTTGTCGAAGTCCTTCTGGACCGCCTCGGCCAGCGCGTGCTGACGGAAGAAGAAGCTGTTGCGGTACTTGACCCAGTCCTTGTTCATGAAGTCCATCGAGGCCAGCAGCTTCTCGTAGTCCACGAACGGCTTGGCCTTGGCGAAATCGGGCAGTGGCGTGGACGGGGTGCCACTGCCTCCTGTGGTGGAGGCTCCCTTCAGCCACTTCATCGGGTCCTTGTCCATGCCCTTGACCCGGACCTCGAAGTGCAGGTGGGGACCAGTCGCGTTGCCGGTCTGGCCCACATCACCGATGTGCTCGCCCTTCTTGACCTTGTCCCCGGTGGACACGTTCTGGGCGCTCTGGTGGGCGTACCAGGTCTGCAGGTTGTTGCCGTGGTCGATCTTGGTGAAGTTGCCGTAGGCGCTGTTCCAGCCCCGGAAGGCCACGGTGCCATCGGCGGCGGCGTAGATGTTGGTGCCGGATGGGTTCGGGAAGTCGGTGCCGGAGTGGTAGCCCCTGCCGAGGGAGTTGGACCCGGACCACTTGCCGTTGTAGTCGCCGTACTTGGCGCTCTGTGCGTGGGAGGTGGTGGGGTAGCCGCGACCGGCAGAGGCGTCGTTACCGGTGTAGCTGCCCGTGCTCATGCTGCCGGGGTTGGCGACGGTGGGACCGCCCCAGCCACCGGCATAGACAGCAGCGTGGTCGGAGTGCACGTCTTCGGACCCACCGGTCGCTGCGTGTGAGCCACCAGGACCGTGGGCCCCGGCCTGGGTGGAGTTGACGTTCTTCTTGCTCGGAGTCAGTCCCCACTCGTTGTAGACCGCGTAGATGTGACCGGCGATGGCCTCGTTGCCCGCGACGATCTGCTCATCCAGCTTGTCCATCAGCTTGCCGGTAGCGGTGGTCTGCTCCTTGGTCAGCCCGGAGGTGTTCTCCGCGATGATCTTGCGGTTCTCCTCCCACGAGCGAGCAGTCTTCTCCGCGTAGTGGTTGATGTTGTCGATCTGCAGTTCCATCTGGAAGTCGAAGTCAGCCTTCATGTCCTTCCAGCCCTGCTCCATCTGCTTGCGCTGACGGGCACGGTTGATGTCGAACTGCTCGATCTGGTCGTCGTTCATCGTCTCCATGTCGGTCTTCTGACGCTTCATGGATTTGACGAAGGCCTTGCTGGAGCGGTCCAGGCCACGGTAGAAGGCGGAGTCGCTGCGCTTCAGGTTGCGCTCGCGGTCCTCCTCCTGCTGCTGGTAGGAGAGGTTCGACTCGTCCTGGACCAGCTTCCCGGTCTCCTTGATCCGGCTCTTGACCGCCTTGTTGTACTGAGCCACGACCTTGGGGTCGTTCAGGTCCGGCATCAGCCGTTCCAGCTGCTGGGCGTTGGCAGCCTCGTTCAGACCGAGCTGGGAGATCGCCTGGTCGCTCAGACCCTTCTTCCGGGCCTCCGCCAGGTTCTCCTGCTGCTCGATCATCCGCTTCTGCTGGTCCTCCATGTTCTGCAGCAGCGAACCGGAGCTCCAGGTGCGTTGGACGGTGACCCGCTGGTAGGCGTTGTACATCGTCTTGGCTTGCTCTTCGATGTTCCGCTTGACCATGCGGTGGTGGTCCTCTTCCTCCTCCCTCCGGGACCGCTCGAAGTCCTCGATGGAGTAGGACCGCTGCAGGTCGAAGTCCTCCTGCGCCCGCTTGCGCTGCAGGTTGAAGTTGCGCAGGTTGATCTCACGCTGCCGGGCGAAGTCCTCTTCCCCCCAGGCCTGCTGCTGGTTGAAGTCACGCAGCATCCGGGACCGGGTGCGGGCCAGCTGGACCTCACCCTGCTCCCGCTGCCACTGCACGTTCACGAACTGGTCGGCCAGCTGCTGGGCCTCCTCCTGCCCCTGCATCCGCAGGGCCATGTTCGCGTCGACAGCGGCCTTCAGGTTCTTTTTGTTGTCCGGTGCGTTCGGGGCAGCGGCGAACGTCTGCATCTGGTTGCCGAAGTCCTTGGCACCAGTGAGCATCTGATCGTTCAGGGTGGTCTTGCCACCCATGACGTTGGCATACTGCCGCTCGGCCATGATCATGGCCTCGATGGCGTTGGTGTGCTGGTTGATCTTGTCGGTGGCGGCACCCGAGGCGTTGCCCATCAGCTGCACCTGGCCAGCGGCCTTGGTGAAGTCCCCACCCGCGTCCGCGATCAGCTGCTGGGCCATGGAGACATCGGCGGCAACCTGCATGTCCTCGTTGGCTTCTCCACCCAGGGCCGCGTTGAAGTTCTCCCGGGCGTTCCACCGCTGGCCGTTCGGGTCCTGGTTGGTAGCGACCCTTCCTGCCTCGGTCGTGCGCAGCCGGTCGATCACCATCTGGGACCCGAAGTTGGCCAAGTTGCCGAGGTCGGCGTTGCCCTTCATCTGGTAGTTGGCGGAGGAGACGACGCCGCCCTGCTTCTCCGCCTCGGAGATCTGGTAGCCGAGAGTGGTGTTGGCCAGCCCTTTGTGGATCCCCTCGGCGAAGATCTTCTCCAGCTCCTTGGGGTCGGTGACACCCCGGGACCGCTGCTCGACGCCTTCCATCACCCGGTCCAGAGCTTCCCGGCTGGCTTTGTCGTCCTCGGTCACACCGAAGGAGCTGAGGATGTTGTCCCGACGCTGTCTCCGCACCGGGGCATGGTCGGTGCCGGACCTGCGCGCCCTCAGGTCCTCTGCTCCGTAGCCTGCGAGCTGGGCCTGCTGGACCCGTCCTGCCTCCTCCGCTCCACCGGTCTCCGCTGCCCGGGCGATGTTGGACCCCAGCGCACCCTTGATCATCTCGGAGGTGGCCTTGTTCTTGTCGCTCAGGAAGAGAGACTCGTGCACGACGCCGCTGTTGTACCAGTCACCTCCGGCGTTCACCTGGTCGTACGCGCCGAACAGGTTCTGCATCTGCCCACGGTTTTGATAGGCAGTTTTCAGCAGCTGGTTGCCCTCGGTCTGGCCGAACCGAGCCGCGACGTCCATCTTCAGCTTGTTGGCCACCTCTGGGGAGGCGGTGGACAGGGTGGCTGTCGCGTACCTCTCGACATCAGCTTTAGAGGCGCTCTTGACGTACTGGTCCTCGATCAGGTCCATCCGGCCATAGGCGGTCTTGGCCTGCTCCGCCGTGATGGTGAGGGCATCGTTCATGCCGGTGACGGCCTTCACGGTGCCGATCCCGGCGTCCTCCATCGCCTTGGCGAAGGTCCGGGTGGCCTTGGACGCCTCTCCCAGGGCCTCGCGGTAGGTGGCACCGGGGGCGTTGTCGACCCCCTGCTCCTGGACGAAGGCCTGCTTACGGGTCGCCCTGGAGTCCGCCCAGGCGTTGACGCCGAGACCGATGGCTGCCGTCCCACCCATCAGAGCCAGCCCAGCCGGACCACCCACCAGGCCCAGCGCGCCCGCACCGGCCTTGTACGCCAGGGACTCCTTGCCGCCCCTGAACGGCGCACCCGCCAGACCGAGAGCGGTCCCTCCGACCATGCCCGCACCGGCTTTGGCCCCCATCACGGCCACCTGGCCCAGTGACCGGGCCAGCTGCCCCATCACAGTGCTGGAGGACTTGCCGTTGGTACCCAGGAGGTTCAAGGTCTTGCCGAGTTCCCGGAAGTTCTTGCTGGCTCCGGCAGCGGCTGCCTTCGTGGCCTCCATGTTCATGGCCACACCCTCACGGGAAGTGCCGAACCCCAGCCTGTTGACCGCTCCTACGACACTCTGACCGACATCTGTGTCCCGGAACCGGGACGCCTGGGTGAGGGCGTTCGGGCTCCTCTGGGAGGCCTTGGCGGAGTCTTCCAGGTACCCACCGGTCCAGGGCCGCAGGTTCTCGGTGACCAGCCCGCCCAGGATGTTGATGCCGCCGATGGCACCCTTGCGAATACCTCCCGAAACGCCCTTCTGTGCCTTCGCCATCTGCTCGGCGTAGTCGGGTGGCAGGATGCCTCGTCCGGCCAGCCAGTCAGCGCCACGGGCCCAGCCGGAAGTGACGTTGGCCTTCCCACCCTCCGGGCCAGGCTTGGTGAACTCGACGTCATCCAGACGGCCCCTGGCCCCCACCGGGTTGAACATGTCGCCCGCGTACATGGCGGCAGAGAACATCTTGCGGTAGACGGCGTTGCCACCACCAGCGGCGAAGGTCTTCTGGGCCTCCGACATCTGACGGTTGGGACTGCGACCAAGCAGGAAGCCTTGGCCGAGAGAGCCCTTGCCGATGGCCGGGATGAGTGAGGTGGCGGTCAGGATCGAGAGGATCTTGGGCAGCATCGGCACCAGGGCACCGAGCCCCAGCACAGCGGCCCCTGCCCACTTGGCCAGGTCCGGCATGTTGGAGACGGCGTTGCCCAGGGTGGCCAGGGTCTGGGCCACCGGGTTGATGACGTTGGCGACCTTCTCCATGGCCGGGACGAAGACCGATCCGACCCCTTGGGCGAAGACCTGCATGCCCTGCCCGGCCTTGGACATGGTGTCGAAGAAGCCGGACATGGCCTCGTCGGCGGCCCTGCCGAACTTGCCTGGGTCGGCCCACCCCTTGTCCGCTGCCCGGATCCCTTCGCCCAGACCACCCTGGGTGACCACTGCCTGGATGGCCTTCTGGGACCGGACTCCCTCCAGGCCCAGCCGCTCCAGGGTCTTGATGCCCTGGGGCCCCTGGGCGTTCAGCTCCTTGAAGATGCCGGTGATGACCTCGGCCTTGGGCATCGCCTTGAACTGGTCGACGGTCACTCCGAGGATGTCGGAGTAGGCCTCCAGCTCCGGTGACCCGTACTGGATCGAGCGGTTGATGTCGCTCAGGACCTTGGTATAGACGTTCGCCGCTGCCCCACCATCGGCACCCGCCTTGGAGAAGGCTGCCGAGATGCCGGTGATCTGCTGGGCGCTCATCCCCATGGTCTTGGACAGGGGAGCGATGCTGTTGGCGAAATCGAGGGTGGACTGGGCCCCGGCTCCGTAGTTCTGGGACAGGTTGGCGACCATCGAGGAGTACCGCTGGACGGCCCCCTGACCGGTGCCCATGGTCCGGATGAACTGCTGCTGGCTCTGGGCCAGACCGTTGATGTTCTCACCCGTCACCGCTGCTAGCTGGGCGTAGGACTTGGCTGTCTCTTGCTGCTTGGTGAAGGGGACGTTCAGCCGGTTCAGGTTGGTCACCAGAGAGATGGCGTCCGCCCCGGTCATCCCCAGGGTCTTGCGCAGGGTGGCGACCGTGCTGTTGTAGGCGTTGGTCTTCTGGTCCACCATCACCGTCCGGGCCTGCAGCTGCTCCATCTGCTGGTCCAGCCGGGCAGCGGCCAGTCCTGCTGCGGTCAGCGAGGCGACATTGGCGGCGGTGATGAAAGTGAGCTTGCGGTCGGCTCGCTTCCACAGCGAGTTCATCTGCTCGCCAGCGGCGGCTAGTGCTGCAGTGAGGCCCTGGGTGGCGGATACCGCCGAGCCCATGTTCTGTTCGTACGGTTTGGTATTGGCGTCAAGCGTGACGGTGTAGTCATCAGCCTGAGCCATTCTGTGCCGCCTTCTTCCGCTCCCGGATGGCCTTCTCGTACCCCTGGCGCTGCTTCTCTAGGAAGGCCGCTGACGACGGCACCAGAATGATTGTCGTCCCTGGAAGGCGTCCTGTCTCCTCACCAGCCACGTGGCGGGCGTAGCAGCCTGGACATGTCTTCTCCACGGGGGTATACGCGAAGCGGTTTTCGGTCCATTCCCAGCCCATCGTGCCGCACAGACCACACCGGTCTGACTCCTCGATCAGGTAGGCGTGGAGCTTGGCGCGGTCCTCGACCTCCCAGTCCAGGAGGGCCGAGTGGGGGAGTCCCTTCTCGGCGCACCAGGACATCTCCAGGGCGAACTTGGCGTCCTGCCTTAGCCGCGCCCGCCAAAAGGGACGTCGAACCCACGGGAGGTCGTTCCGAGCACGATGTTGAGCAGGTGGCCGAGCTCACCGGGGGACCAGGCATCGGAGGTCCAGATGTCGGTCCACTCCTCCAGACTCATCCTGGGGTCCTGCACCGATGCCTCGAACAGAGCCGGAGGGAAGGTCTTGGAGTTGGCCCCGATGAGGTCGTCCTCCTCCTTGTTCCGCCGCTTCGGGTGGGCAGCAACGAGGTCGTCGAACACCCGCTGGGTCAGAGCCTGGATGGTCACCTCGACGACGTTGCCGTCCAAGGTGATCTTCTGCTTGTCGATCCTCTTCTTCTTCTTCAGGAACTGGTCCTTCAGAGAGATCTTGTCTTCGCCGAGGGCATCTTCACTCAGGGTGGTGTTGTCGAGCGCGATCTTCGCGGTCATAGCCCCTCATCTGTAGTTGCTACAGGGAGGCTACACAGAGTGCTACCCCGGTGCCCATAGAAGAACACCGGGGCGGGAAAGAACTATCAGGCTCCGATGATGGCTTCCTCGTCGGGCTCTTCCGGAACGGCGGCGGTCATGGTGAAGGTGAGCACGGTGTTGTTGCCACCGGCACTCATGGTCCGGGAGACCACCAGGATCGGCCAGACCTCGACGGTGTCGGCGGCAATGGGGACAGCCCCGGGGCCGCTGCCACCGAAGCGGGAGAGGACGACATAGCCCTTCTGCTTGCGCGGGAAGGTCTCCCAGGCCAGGTCCTCTTCGTCATCGCGGTAGAAGTCAGCGGTGAACGAGCCCGAGACCGTACCGGCGATGCTGGTCTCGAAGAGGGTGTCCAGGGACGGAGTGGGCACCGTGTTGCCGGTGGTGGCCGCCGTCACGCTGAGCGCGTAGCTGGTCACGTCGATGGCCGTCGCCAGCTCGCTGGTCTTCGGAGCGTGGATGTCGACGATGGTCGGCACGAACCCGATGTAGGTGTTCTCGTTCGGAATGAGGCGGGTCACTTGTCTGTTCCTTCCGTACCGGAGGCAGCCGCCTCGCTTGTTGCGTTGGTCTCGGTAGCGGACGGCTGGTCCTGCACGTCAGCCCCGGACTCTTCCTCCGCCGTCCATCCGTTGCGGACGAAGGCGTTCACCGAGGACGGCACCACCCATGCCTCGCTGTCTCCAGCGGTGACTCTGACCATGCCACGGTGAGCGGTGGTTGCGCTCTTGCTCTTGTCTGCCATCTCAACGCCCCTTACGGCTGATCCGAATAGCCACAACATCCCGCTGGTTGAGCTCTGAAGGTTCGACGCTTCGGTTGATGTCGATGCCTCCGATGGAGCTGGTTCGCACGTCCATCACGCCCCAGACAACCCCTCCGAGATCAACATCTGACCTCACCGTCTCAGACACGATTCTACGAGCGGTGTCTGTTTGATCCTCCAGAGAACGGGCTGAGACGGCGTAGCTGGTGAGGGCAAACGGCAGGTTCCACATCGACCCGAAGTCAGCCAGCGTGCCGTCTGAATCGCTGCTGGAGAGGGGAACCAGCACCGTGTAGGGCTGGTAGTAGGAGTCCACCTGCTTCGGGTCGTTGGACCAGCCGCCGTCCCAGTCGCCGCCCGGGGTGTCCACGATGACGGAGATGATCTCGGTGTTCAGGCGGTCGTTGATCCACTCGGTCAGGTACCGCCTGTTGGGCGAGCTAGCCATGAGGTCTCTTCCCGGTCTTCAGCACGTCGATCTGCAGCTGACCGAGCTTCGGCAGCAGCCGGTTCATCACCTTCGCCGACGATATCTGCATGTACGGGTTGGCAGCGGTTCCCGGGTGCTTCACGGACTTCGCGTAGATGGTCTTGCCACCGATCTTGAACACCAGCATCGAGGCGTTCTTCGGCTTGATCTCATGGGCCTTGGTGCCCTCCACGACGAACTGGTTGTACTCCACCCCGATGGGTCCCACCCGCACCTTCATCGGCTCGTTGATCTGGCGGATGGCGTCCCGCAACCTGCCGCTCCTGACGGGAGCCTCCGCCCGCATCTCCGAGACCATGGCCGGGCCAACCATCTTGTGCAGCCAGAACTCCACCACGAACGGGGCGAAGTTAGCAGCCTTCTCCAGCCGCTGGCTGAGTTGGGTGACCGCCTCGTAGTTGATGGTCACCAGGACCGCTTCTTCGACTCGCTGATCTTCACCTGGAAGCGCCGGGAAGCCCGTAGGCCTCCTCCTCTGACCGTGGAGATAATGTCCAGTGACCTGCCGATCAGGTCCTCGTCGTCGGAGTCGGTGACCACGATCAGGTCGTCGTGCTCGGGCAGTGGCTGCACCCAGAAGGGGATCGACAGGTAGGTGGAGGTGACGGTGATCTCCTCCTCCCCGATCACCACCTGCTGCCCCGCTGGCACCTCCCAGATGCGCGCAGGACCCTCGTAGAGGAGTTCTCCCTCGGTGGAGATGTCACGCCGGGTGACCGGGTCGTAGGTGGTGCCAGGACGGCTGATCCGCACCCCCGCGCTCATCAGGTCGGTAGCCCGCTGCCGGATGTGGTCGCGGGGGTAGGTGCCGATCTGCATCCGGATGGGCGAGTCCGAGAGCCCGCTCACGGCCCGCCGACCCACCGTTCACGCCAGTCCCAGTAGGCCGCGTAGTTCTGGTCCGCGATGTCGCCGTAGTCCTGCTGACCGGCCTCGGGGTTGTCGTGCATTCGGGTGCCGAAGGCCGGGGGCTCCGCACCGGGTGTGAGCTCGGTGGTGTAGTCCAGACCGCCCACGTAGATGACCCCGGGGAAGCCGGACGCGGACTGGCTCCGCAGCCGCTCAGCCAGCCGCAGGTACTTCTCCTGCAGCACGTTGGTGCCGACGCTCTGGGAGTCGGCACTGATGTCGACCTCCCGGGCCAGCTTGGAGGCGATCCCCTCCGCGCAGTAGGCCGCCACCGTGTAGTCGTCGTAGTCGGTCCAGCGACCGATGAAGAAGTCGATCTCCTCGTCCTGCAGCAGCACCTGACCGGAGTTGGTGTCCCCGGTCAGGAGCCGTAGCGCATCCCGGCGAATGCTCGCCGGGTCGACGTAGGTGAAGGTCATCTCAGCTCTTCGAGCGGGTCTTCCGGGTCGTGGTCTTGGGCTCGTCGTCGGGAGCCGTGTTCTCCTCAGTGGGCTCGTCACCAGAGTCACCCGTGTCCACCGAGGTGGGCTCGCCAGCGGCGACCGGGTTCTCCAGGTCCTCGTCCTTGGCCTCGATGTCCTCGTCTACGACGGGCTCTTCGTCCTCGGCCTGCTCCTCCTGACCCTTCAGCCACTCCTCCTTCAGCTCCTTGGCGTACTCCTTGGCCTCGTCCGGCTCCAGCGTGGGGGAGCTGAACACCTGGCTGTTGAAGGGGTCCTGACGCTCCAGCACCGAGGGCTCGCCCTCTTCTACCTCGACATGGTCCTTGCTCTTGGTCACGGCCTGTACCTCCTCGAAGTCGCTCTGCAGGTCTCCATCATCGAACTCCGGTCGCAACGGGTTGTCCTCGCTGGCCCGGTAGCTCTTGGTCTCATGCTCCTCGTTGTCCTTGAACGCCTCTTCGGCGGCCTTGGCCCGCACGTCATTGCGGTCGTCACCGTCGTCCTCGGTGTCGGCAGCGTCCTCGGCCTCCCGCTTCTTGGAGTCCTCGAACAACTGCTCACGGGGCAGCTCGACCGGGCGCGGGGAGATCTGGTTGACCTCGATCTTGCGGGTCCAGTCCTCGGCGGTGGCGGGAGAGGCGGTCCGGGCAGCGAGCTTGCTCAGCTCCTCGGCGTCACGGGCGTCCTGGGCCTGCTGCAGCTTCTTCGGCGGTGTCCATTCCATGTCGACTGGGCTCTCTCCTCGGTTGATGATGTCGTGAACTTCCTGGTAGGTCCGCACCGCACTGAAGACGTGCGGGGGCAGGTAGGCGTAGTTGGCGTCCGGCACGTAGGCGTAGAGGAAGCCGGACGAGATCAGGGCGTAGAGGTTGGTCGAGGTGACCGCCTCCTCCGGCGCAGGTTCACCCGGCCAGGCCCATCCAGCTGGCGTCTGGAACGGACGCCCCACGATGTACTGAGTGTCCTCAGTAGGATCCAGTCGGCTCATCTCTCTCCTTCAAGCAAAAAGGGCGGGGGCCGTGTGGCCACCGCCCCTCAGGCTTCATTCAACGCTGACTTACGGGACGTCCACCGCAGAGCCGACGACGTCGGTGAGGAACAGACCGCAGTCGCGGCTGATGACCTGCATCGAATAGGTCATCTCACCCTCGATCCGGTCCGAGCGGATCGCGTCCATGCGGAAGCGAGCCATCCGGATGCCCTGCGCGTTGCCGCCCAGGTAGCCGTTCCAGGTGAAGGTGTAACCGGCAGCCGGGCTCATCAGGGACGGGCTCGACGGGGTGTAGCAGAGCAGCGCGCTGTTCGGGTTGGCGATGAACTTGTTCACCGCAGCCGCGTCCTGCAACGCCATGTCCTCGATGTCCACGCCATCGGAGTAGGTGGCGTAGGAGACCAGGATCTTGTCGACCCCGAAGAGCGTGCTGAGCAGCTCCTCGGTGACGATGCCCCGCTGGGTGTACTTGATCCGGTCGATGATGGCCGGGTGGTTCTTCAGGGCCTTCAGGCAGTTGGCCCCCATCACCAGCGTGTTCGGCTTGAAGCCGGTCTGCTGGATGAAGTTGACCGTGGCCGTAGCGAAGAAGCCCACCGGGTCTGAGGTGGCGAGATCCCACCGCTGACCCTCCGGGCTGCCGCCCGTGCCCTTCTTCAGCTGCTGGTCGGTGAGCCAGACACCCGGACGGAAGAAGCTGGCCGCCCAGTCCAGGTCCCGCTTGATGAGCAGCTGGTTGGTCACGAACGCGGTGGCGTCAGAGTCCATCTTGAACAGCGAGTCCGCGTTGGCGCGGAGCTGGTCGTCGATGTCCTTGTGGACGCCGTACACGTGCGCGAAGTACTGATCGGTCCCGACGTTCCAGCCGGTGCCCGGAGTCTCAGTGCTCGGGGCCCGACGCTGGACGTCAGTCCGTCGCCAGTCGCTCTTGGAGTACTTCCAGTAGAGGTCCGACTGCTTGGAGACGGGGACCTTCGGGAAGACCTTGTCCGCGATGAAGTTCTTCGCCGACTGGATATAGGCCACGCTGACGTTGGTCAGCGGCTGATTGATGTGCAGGTCAGACTGCGTGGGGCTCGGCATCGTCTACTCCTCTCTCAGTTGCACCGGAGCAGAACGGATGTCAGCTCGTTGGCGACGGTGGCGGCTTCGAGAGCGATACCGATGCCTGCACCGGCACCGGACTTGACGGCTCGACCAGTGGCGTCGGTGTCGATCTTGTCGCCCGGAACGAAGGCCCCGCCAGCCATGACCCGGGAGACTCCCCGGATGGCTACCGTGGCCGCCTCACCAGCGACCTGCGGCTTGTTCTGGCAGACGCCGACCACGGCGTCTCCCACAGCCGTGGCAAGACCACACTGCTTGGCTCCGGTGACCTTCACGAACCGGTACTGAGCCTTCCCGAAGTGCGGGTTCGCCGCCCCCGGTGTACCGGCGACGCCGGTGTATCCGGCCAGGCTGGCATCCGCAGTCAGCGTGATGTTCCTGATGGCTTCGTCGTACGCCATGGTGCTCTACCCTCCTTCAGGGGTCAGAAGTTGTAACGCGGTGCGCTGTTGTAGCCACCGGTCTCGTTGAGGTACTGCGCGTACAAGGACGGGTCCTGCTCGAAGGCCTTGGCGATCTCGGCCTCCGTGGAGGAGTCCTCACTCTTGGAGACCCCGGAGTTGGCGTGCTGCTCGATGACCGCCATCACGTCGGAGTTGAATCCGCCGCCCGTGGCACCGATCTCGTTGAGAGCCGAGTCACTGGCTGCCGAGAGGCACTTCTGCAGAGTCACGATGCTGGACTCGTCGAGGTTGTCCGCGCAGTCCATCAGGGCTGCCGCGAGCTGCTCCTCGCCCACCGGGAGACCCCCGTAGGACTTGGCGATCTCCATGTACTCGGACTCGCGGCGAATCTCCCGCTCGACCTCGACATCGGCCTGCGCCTTGTGGACCAGGCTCTCCAGGTGCGAGATGTAGCCAGCGGCCTTGGAGATGACCTCGTCGCGGTCCTCGTCGGTGACGGCCTTGGAGAGGCTCCACCGCACGTCCTGCTCGAAGTCCGGGTCCTGCGCGTACGTCTGTCGGGTCGGGAAGCTCTTGCCCACCAGCTGGGGCTCTTCCTCGTACTCCTCGACCTCGATCTCGTCCACGTCCTGCTCGGTGTAGACGAACCCCTGCCCGTCCTCATCGAAGACAACATCGCCCTCTGCGAGGCTGTTGACGTCGACGGGGTTCCCATCCTGATCGGTGTATCCCATGGCTTCCTCCTGTTCGACGCCGTCAGCAGACTTGGCGATGGCGACCCGCGAGTGCTGGTTCGCGCCCTTGTAGACGAGGCTCACCTCGTCGAAGATCATGTCGCTCAATCTGTTCGGCATTTCAGTCCCTATTATGTCGAGGGTGGCAACGATGGTGCCTCAGTAGTACTGGGGCCGGTACGCCGCTGAGTAGGTCTTCCCGCGCCTGCTTCGCTCGTTGGTGGCGAGCTTCACGCCGCCGCCGATGGCCCCAGCGCCACCCAGTGCGAGCAGAGCCGCCTTGCCACCCTTCACGTTCCTGATCCGTCCGGCCCGCGCCTTGGCCGCCTTGGTCTTCAGGTTCTTGATCCGACCCTTCTGATGCAGGGCCTGTTGAGCCTGGGGAACGGCGGCAGCAATGGACCCGGCCCCACCGGCTGCGAGCACCCCGGCAGCGATCTTGTTCTGCTTGTGCCGCTCTTCCTCGGGGTCGTAGAGCTTGTTCACCTTCGCGTCCAGCCGGTTGACCTTGCTCCTCAGATCGGCGTACTCCGCGTTGTGTCTCTTCGACTTCTTGCTCTCCTGACGCTGGATGGCAGCGAAGTTGTAGCCGTTCAGTCCACCGATCCCGGCGCTGGTGGCCAGGATCGGGGTCTCCGCGCCCTTCACTGCTGCTCTGATCTTCTCCAGCCGTCCGCCCGTTGCTCCGACCGCATGGCCTACCTTCTTACCGGCAAACATCTCCGCCTTGGGAGCATGCTCTCCGATCTCTTTGATCGCCCTCCCAGCTGGCTTCGAGCGCAGAGCCAGAACGCCCAGGGAACCAAGGCCCAGGGTGGAGGTGGCGATGGAACCGGCAGCGCCAAGCTTCTTGCGACGCGCCAGCTGCTCTTCGCTCCACTCCTTCTTCTCGATGCTCTCCAGCGTGATCAGGCTAGGCATCAGTCGGGACCCTCCGCCCGCTCCCGTGGACGCTGAAACCGGCCAGCTTGCCGTCCTTGGCCTCGGCCCAGGTGTTGTCGTCGTTCACCTTGAAGCCGACCCACCAGCCTTCCGGCGTCTCGTCCGGGAGGCCCATGGCCGCCTTCTTCTCCGGGGTGACCACGAAGGACTCGATCATGTCGGAGACCTGGATCGGTCCGGCCTCGCCCTTGCCGTGCATCTTGCCGCCGACCCGGGACTTCTTGACGAACTCATAAGCGGCCTTCTCGATCTCCTCCAGTGGGATCACGTCACCCTGGAGATCGACCACGTCGATGCCACCGGACTTGGTCACGGAGGCCCAGCCGAAGACCTGACGCTTGTCGGAGTCGACCTTGGAGATCTCGGTGTAGATGTCGAACTCCGTCTTGCCGAACTCCTTGGGCGGTGGCGTCGCACCGGCCTTCTTCTCTTTCCGGTTCAGCACCTGGTTGGTGATGGTGTCGCCCGCCAGGTTGCCCACCTGTAGCCCAGCACCAGCACCAGCCAGTCCCAGGACGACCTTGGGGTTGCGGTAGAGCTTGCGCGCCTTCAGCACACCCTTGGCTCCCACGCGCTTGATCCCCGTCCCGTGCTTGGCGGTGGCGATCAGCTTGCGGGTCTGGGTGGTGTTCTTCGGCTTCTCGGGGCGCTTGTAGTACTTCCGGTGCGCCTCACCGAGCTGCTTGAAGGCACCGGGGACGGCTGCCGCACCGGCTCCGATACCGACCAGGTTGGAGACCTGGGCGATCCGCTTCTGGGTGTCCTTCTTCTTCTCTTCCTTGCCGAACTCGATCAGCGCCTTGGAGACCTCTGCGCCCGCGTCCCCGTAGAGCAGGTCGACGATGGTGGCACCAGCCTCGCTGTGCTCCTGCAGTGCCTTGACCACGTCCATGGGTTCATTCTCCTTTGCGCGTCTACTCGTCGAAGGGGTCGAGATGGTAGGCGTGAGCCAGGATCCGTTGACCGGTCTCGGGGTCGGTGATCGAGCCGAGAACCTCGATGTTGTGGTGGGGACCAGTGACAATCCAGTCAGGGTGGTCTCTGCGGTTCAAGCCCAGGTCCTCGGTACTGAACTCCATGTCGATCCGGTCGACCTTGACCAACGACGGTGTGATCTCCTCGATCACGTCATCAATGGCCTGACCCCGGAGCCGACCCTTGCGGGACAACACCTCGGCTTCGATCTGGTGCGCCCTGTTGTCGTAGTTGGAGTGAACCTGGATCTCCTGCATCGGGTCGAAGGACACTGGTGGATCCATGTACTCCGGCATCCCCGACGATTTCCGGTCCTCGTAGATCTGCTTGGCCCTGGTCCACTCGAACAGTGACCGGAGGCCCTCGTAGTCGGCGTAGTACTGCTCGCCACCTTCGGAGTAGATGGGGACCAGGTCCTTCCCCTCCTCCTCCAGAGCGTCGTAGATGCGTTCGGTGTAGTTCTCAGCCAACTGGTTCTCGACCATTTCGTGCGCGTCGGCGAAGTCGTTGACCATCCGATTCTGGTCGAGCTCGTAGTCCTCGACGTGGTCCAAGTCGTCCGGCACCACGCCGTAGACCTCTTCGCCCCGGTCCAGGGTGATGATGCTCGGCTTGGGCGGCTTCCACTGCTCTTCCTCGAACCGCTGCCGCTCCTTCGGGCGCGGAGCCACCGGCTGCGGCGTCGCCTGGGACGGGGTGTAGGTGGCGTGCGAGAACGGCGTCGTGTGTGGTTTGAACTCGATGGACTGCGCAGGTGGCGGGGCGAACTGGATCGCCTCGGGTCGAGGCTGAAACTCGATGTGTGGAGTAGCGGGAGCAGGGGACGCCTGCTGTGGTGGTGGCCCGAACTGAATCGGCTCAGCAGGCTGTGGAGCGAAGGCGATGTACTGAGGCCCGAAGGCGATGTACTCCTCCTCCACCGGAGCGGACGGCGGGGGCTCTGGTGGTTCCGGGTCGTACACCGGCTGTGGTGCCAGCGCGGGCTGGGGCTGACCATGGGCGCTGCTGGGGCCCTTGACCCACTCACCTTCCTCGTTGCGCTTCTGGTTCCGGGCCCAGGGGTGCCCCTCGTAGGCCTTCCTCACCGGCTTCCTGCGGAGCTGTCCCAGCAGGATCCGACGCATGCTGGCGCTCAGCGTGACCTCGCACCGGCAGCCGACGTGCAGCGGCGGGGTCAGCGTCTTGCCCACGGTGGTCTCGAACCTGTCGGTCACCTTGATCTGGACCTTGTCCAGGGGGCCACAGGAGGCACAGACCCGCTCGTCATCGGCGGTCACCCACATCTTGCGAGCCGCCCCGGTGATGATCCCGTTCTCCATCGCCCACAGCCAGGACGCCTCCTTGGCCTGCTCCTTGGCGTTCCAGGCCTCGTGCGCACCCAGGATGTGGGCCCGCTCCTTGACCTTCTGAGCGATGATCGTGGCGGCCCGCTTCTCCTTGACCGAGACGATCTGCCGCACGTTGGTGAAGCCCTTGGCCTCCTCGGCGGTCCACACGTTGACCAGCGTGTTCATGGTCCGGGTGTCGACCCCGTAGGCGTCGGTGGTCAGCTTCAGGGCACGTCTGTGGTCGACCTTGCGGTTCACCAGGGCCCGGAAGCCTGCCAGCAGGGCGTCGCTGCTGACGGTGTGGATGTAGTTCCCCAGGCTCGGGGCGTAGCCGTTGGCCATCTGCGCCAGCACATGCTGAGGCAGCCTCACCCCGGACTCCTGCACACCGACCAGATAGCCCGCGTACATGATCGGCGTGGTCATCGACGTCAGGGTGGGCTGGAAGGCGATGAAGGACTCCCGGAGCCCGAGCAGCAGGGCCTGCTCCATCAGCGCCGGAGTCGTTCCTTGAACGTCCTTCAGCCGACGCTGCATGATCCAGCGGTAGAGCGAGAAGACCGCCGACAGGGCCAGACCGACCGACCGCACTCCGACTGGCATGCGGGCACGTATCCCGGCGACCGCAGCGGCCTCTTCCGGAGAGAGGAGCAACCCCTTGAACCTGCTCTCCGGATGCGGAGTGGCCATCGGCTAGGCGCTCCTACGCCGGAAGTCGCGGACGTTGCTGTTCGGGTTGTAGGTGTTGGACCCGGCACCGGGCGGCAACGATCCCGTGGGCGGAGGAGTCGTGGTCGGCGGCGGACCGCCAGCGGGAGAGAACGGGGTGTTGTTCGCCCGACCCCGCTCCAGCTTGTGCTTGCGGAAGGCCAGCAGCCGGTTGTAGTCGAGCTGGTTCTCCCTGATCTTGGCTCGCTCCACCGGGCTGGTCTCCCGGTCATGCTGCCCCTGCCAGGCCATGATCTTCTGTCGCAGCCTGTCGTCGGACAGGTCCTTGGTGTCCGGACCCTCATCCTGCAGCGTCCCTCCACCCAGGATGGCGGTGTGCTTGATCAGACCTCGCTCGTGCAGAATCCGCATGTCGTCCTGGGTCAGTGGCTGGGGAGTGAGGGAGACCGGGCGGTTGGCGGCCACCGCACGCTTGACCTCCTCTACGTTGTCCACGATCTTCGGTGCCCCGGCCAGCGCCGTACGGCTCTCGGGGGCGGCAGAGATGTGAGCGACAGCCCGCTTGATCGCTTCCCGGTTCCTGTCGGTGAACGACTTGGGATCGGAAGCATCTCGCAGCTCATCCAGGATCTTGGCCTCAGCCGGGATGTAGGCGTAGGAGGGACTGTCCTTCGGCGGTAGCCGGTCAGCCCAGTAGTGCGCCGCCTGGTAGACAGAGTTGTCCCGCTCGATCTCGGCAGTCTGGACCCGGGATGCCCTCTCTCCCGCCTGAGCGTGCTCCTGCGGAGAGGTAGCCGTTGAGGTGGCTCCTCCTCCACCCACGGCGGTGACCGCAGGGGTCTGGCCTGGCTGGGGAGTGGCCGGGATGGTGGAGGGGTTGGTGTCCCTCTCCTCCTCGGTCTGCTCGGTACCCTGCGGCGCTGCGGTCTTCATGTTCTGCCGCACACCCCAGTTCTGGTAGTGCAGGTTCTCCGCCGACCGCTTGGTGCTCGTAGCACCCTCGATACCGACACCGAAGTACCCAGCCTGAGCTGCCTCGGCCCGGATGTGCCGGGGCTTGACGTAGCCCTGGTCGGTGCCGTCGCCAAAGTCCTCCGGCGCGTCGCCAGCGGAGCGCACCCGGATGTCAGCGATGAAGTATGGGTACTGCTCCTTCAGCGCCTCCAGAGCCGCCTTGTAGCCGTCGCCGTCCAGCTTGAAGTTCTGGTTGCCCTTCTCCCGCAGCACGCGACGGGAGAGCTGCTTGACCGCCTTGTCGTGCTCGACCTTCTCCCGGTCGGTGGGAGCTTGCCTGTTCAGGCCGTTCCAGGCGAACTCGTCGATCCGCGTGATCTCCTCAGAAGTCAGCTTCGGGTTCTGCCGACGCTGGGTCAGTCGCCGGTTCAGCTCCTCGTTGAACATCTTGTCGGTGTAGGTCTGGTAGTCGAAGCCAGAGGCTGGGTCGCTCTTCAGCCGCTCGATCTCGTCCTCCAGCTCCTCCCGGACCTCAGCACGCTCCCGGGCGGACGTGGGCAGCTTCTCCACCTGCTTGGACTTCACCGCGTCCAGCAGCTGCTCGTACTGCTTCTGCATCCCCATCGCCTTGTCCGAGTGGCGACGGGCACCCCGGAAGTCGTCAGCGAAGTCGACGGTGAACTCACCGGAGCGGGAGACCACTGTGAAGGACCGGGCACCAGCCAGCGTGGCCGCGTGGATGTCCTCCGACGTCGGACCACCGGTCGTGCGCGTACGCACGTAGCGCCCACCGTTGAGCTCACCCAGGTTGCGCAGGTTGAAGGGGAGGTAATGGTCCTCGGCGAAACCCACCGCCTGCGCGGTCACCTGGCCATCGCCGTTGATGATGACGCCCTCAGAGGGCGGGATCTTGCCGGACTTGACCTGCAGGTTGGCCAGGGCGAGCGAGGGGATCTTGGTGGCCAGATGGTCGGCGGCACCCATCTGCAGGACGAAGTCCCGCTTGCTCTCGTCCAGTCGGTCCACGTTCTCCGGACGCGCAGCACCGGACTTCAGATCGGCCAGCGGAGCCATCCCTTGACCGGTCGGAACGCCCTTCTTGTCCCGTTCAGTGGGGAACAGCTCCCGAGCACGGTTGTTGGCCGCCGCCTTGATCTCCTTGGTCTGCGGCTTCGTCTCAGTGCCCCGGTACCGGTACGCAGTGCGGCGTACGGCAGGACCGACGACCTTCTCTGCCTCGGGCCCGAACTGACCCACCAGGGAGGCAGCCTGACCAGCCGCGTAGACGTTGGGCTGGTCGGTGGCCACACCTACGAGGGCTGTCGTCCGACCAGCTGCGGTGATCCGGTTGAAGGTGTCCGTGGCTCCGGACTGACCCGTGGAGCGTTTGTTCCACTGCTGCTGGACGCCATGCACCTGGGGGCCCAGATCCTCGCCCATGGCTTTGATCTGGTCACCGTGATGAAAGCGCATCGCAGACATCATCGCCGCTTGCTTGGCGTAGTCACCCTCAGCCTTGATGGCCTTCTTCTGGGCCTTCCAGTAGCCGGGACCCATCTTGGCCCAGCGCCCGTGTTCACGGGTCTGGAACTTCCAGGCCTCGTAATCGTCGGCCTTGGCGATAGCCACCGCTGCGGCCTCAGCCACCAGCTGCTCGGGGTTGACCCCACGCTCCAGTCGGAACAGGAAGTCGTTGGCCAGCTCGTCGGTCATCGCCTTCTCGACCGAGGCACGGGTGCGCTCGACCAGCTTGGCGTTGTTCTTCAGATCGGTCTGGTACAGGTCCTCGGCCAGGAAGACCGTGAACATGCGGGCTTCACCGTCGTCCATCTTGGAGACCAGCCCGTACACCCAGTCAGCCACATTGCGGTTGAAGTCCATGGGGTCATTCTCCCGTCCTTGGCTACTCCTGGGTCAGTTCCAGGCTGGCCCGCACGAAACAGTCCTTGGCCTCCAGCAGCTTCCTGAGTCCTGCCGTCTTCTCAGCAGTCTCGGGGAGAGTGGCCTCCATCTTCTGGGCCAGGTCCTGGATCGCCTGAGCCACCTCCTGCTGGGGAGCAGGCAGGTGGCCGTGGGAGAACCACTTGATGATGTCGCTCATGGGAGTCCTGTCATCTGCCAGAGGGGGTACGTGCGGGTGTGGTTGTTGGGACCACTTCGTTTGCCGACCAGAACAGATCCTGGCGTACCTGTGAAGGTAACGCCTTCAGGCTCGTCGGAGGTAGCCCCAGGCAGCGACATGGTGGTGACGTCCACCGTGGTCAGCAGCTTCCCCGTCCAGTCCAGGACGTCCAGGATGTGCTTGTTCGTACCCCTGCCCGCATCAGTATTGGTTTTCCCTAGCAGGCGGTAGATACGGGTAGAACTGAACGCCCAGGACTGCTGGGTGTGCGAGGTGCGCTTCTTCACCGTCACCCGCTTCAGGGCCTTGGCCGAGTTGTTCTTCGGGTCAGTCCAGCCGAACCGGTCGTGCAGGGAGAACGTCTCGTGGGTGCTGGTGGCCGCCCGGAAGCCCACGTAGGACTCGTAGGTACCCACCGGCCTCGCGGTGCCGTACGCCATCTTCTCCACACCACTACTAGACGACGTAACTGTTCTGCCCGGTTGCCACTTGATCCGGTAGGCGTAGTCCCCGATCAGGGTCCAGATGTACAGGTTGTTCGCTGCCGAGCGGTAGGCATGGAAGGTCTGTCCATGGCCCCCGTTCTTCACCGTCATCGAGTTGAGGTAGGTGCCTCCCGCGCTGTAGGCCAAGAAGCGGGTGTTGCCCTTGGCGTCGGGGTCCTGGGCCAGCACGTAGATGTGCTGCTGCTGCTTGCCGTTGACCACGTTCCCGGCCACCCGGACCACGCCCTGCAGGTAGTTCACGGGGTTCGGGATCTTGGCCATGCTGAGCTTGACGATGGGGGTCTTGACCCAGCTCGGTTTGGGGGGTGGCGGCTTCGGCGGCACTACAACCGGAGGTGCCACCTTGTCGAGGTAGTCGCTGCTGTACCAGTTCTGACCGCCCGAGACCCAGCCGTCCTTCACGTCGGTGACGGTGAACTGGTAGCCGTCCGGACGGGTCAGAGCCACCGGGCCACCTGGGCTGCTGCGTCCCCGCAGGCCTCCGGTCGCGTTCACCTTGACCTTGTCGCCCTTCTTGATCCCCTCCTCGTTCTTGGGGTTGTCCACGACGACCTCCTTGGGAGGGACGTACGTGCCCTCCTTGTGCTCCACGTGCGGGTGGTCCTTGTGGTTCTTCGCGCCCGTGTACGGGGCCCAGGTCCAGGCCGGGATGCCCGGCTTGTCGTAGGAGCGCATGATCCGCTCGTACCAGATGATGAGGTTGACCTTCAGCCGGACGCGGTCGTCCAGGTAGTACTCGACGATCTGATCCCCGCCCGCCTTGTCGTGGATCATGTAGTCCACGCAGCGCCGGTTGTTGTGGTCGGGGAAGCTCGCGTAGCCGTGCACGTTGCGGACCTTGCCGGGGTTCTTCTGGATCACCTCGGCACAGATCTGCTGGCACTGGGGCTGCACGCCCAGGGGTACCAGGCTGCTCACCATGTCGGACTCAGGTCCTTCCCGGCCCACGACGTCGTGTAGCCAGAGCGTTTCTCGAAGTGCAGGTGGGGCCCGTTGGCCCCGGTGCCGGTGGAGCCCACGTGCCCGATGGTCTGACCGGGCTTCACGCTGCCGGTGGTGGGCTGAGCTCGCAGGTGGCAGTACCACCAGGTGTACTGCTTCCCAGCCCCGTCCTTGCCCTGCAGCAGGGCACAGTGTCCCAGCACCTTGTCCCAGCGGTACTTGACCGTGCCACTGCGCACCGCGACGACCTTCGCGCCTGAGGGGGCCGCATAGTCATCGCCCGTGTGGTAGCCCCGGGACTGCCAGTAGGTGTTGTTGTTCGGCTTCTTCTTGTACGGGGTGGAGACCTTGTACCCGGGGCAGGGGGAGGAGACCTTGACGGCGACGGTCTGCACCACCACCTGCAGGTACTGCTCGGCGTACCAGTAGGACTTGGCTCTCGCGTAGCCGGACTCGGTCCGGGTGACGGTGAACCGGTAGCCCTTGGGCCGGACGATCTCCTTGCCCTTGCTGTCCTTGGCGGGCTTCCCGTGCGGGGTCAGCCGGGCCCGCAGCCCGGTGTTGGCGGTGACCTGGACGTTCTGCCCGATCTGCATCAGCCCACGGCGTTCGAGTCGTCGTCCAGGACGTCGGGGTCCTCCACGTCGTCATCGGACAGCGAGTCGTCCCCGTTGCTGGGGAAGGTCACGTCGTCGTCGGGAACCGGGTCCTCGTCCTCCTCCGGCATCCAGGTGTCGTCATCGTTCAGGTCTTCGAGCTCTGGTTCCAGCTCCTGGTCGCTCATGTCGCTCCTAGATCTGGTTGGTGAGGAAGGTGGAGGAGAAGATCAGTGCGTCGTTGGTGTCGACAGAGCTGCCCCTGGAGATGATGGAGATCGTCAGCACCCGGTCCGAGCCGATCTGGCCGCCGAACAGGGTGCCGCCACCGACAGCATGGAACCCCGTGGTGGTCGTGGGATAGGGCAGTCCGGAGACGATGTAGCACATGTTGGTGTTGGTGATGTCACCGCCCGTGGAGGTCAGCACCCCACCCGTGCGCTTGATGTTGCCGTACAGCATCGCCACGTGCCCCCACACCTGCATGTAGGAGCTGACCATCGCCCAGCCCGTGTAGGCCACCAACGGGGTGGTCTCGGAGTAGGCCGGACCGCCGATCATCTCCCAGGCACCCCAGGAGGTGCTGCCGAACCGGAACATCACCTTCTGGCTGGACGGGCCGGTGGACCAGATCTGGAAGGTCCACTCACCCGCCTCCCCCTTAACCGTGAGCACGTTGCCCGAGCCGGGGAAGCCGTTAGCCGAGCTGACTCGCATGACAGTGACGCCCGTAGGCCAACCCGAGGGCAGGGTGGCACTGGTGATCCCGTTGTAGAGCAGGACCGTGGGACGGGAGCGCAGTCTGCCCAGCGTGTCCTGGTAGACCTCGTTGCCCCAGTTCTGGCCGTTGAAGTCAGCGAAGGAGGGCACCTGGTTCCAGCCCGAGGCCGCGTTGTCCCAGACCATCGGCTTGCCCCAGGACATCGGCTTCCACAAGGTCCAGACATTGCTGTACCTGGACCGCTGCCAGGACACGTTGGAGTCCAGGTCGGTGTTCACTGCGCCCCCGCGCCCGTACACCGTGTAGGTCTGCCAGATCATCGAGGCGTCGGGGGAGGCTCTGACCTCCAGCATCCCGGCCAGCCCAATGGGGTAGTTCGTCCCGGCAGCCGCCTGCTGGGTGCTGGACTGGGTGAAGGTGCCAGGAGTGGTGTAGGTATCCAGGTTGGCGGCGTTGAGGATGGCTACCGACGTGTTGCCACCGGGCAGGAACTCGAACTGGTTGTTGGCCCAGGTCACCACATCCCCATTGGTGGGGGTGTCGCTGCCGCTCACGTCGGACAGGTCAACCAGGCCCATGTTCTGGATCAGGTCGGCAGCCTCGGAGGACATCTGGTCCAGGGCGATCTGGGTCTGCTGAGAGACCGGCAGGTCGTTGGGTGCCAGGTTGGCCACCTGGTCCAGACCCACGCTGTTCTTGTCGACGATGACGTCGCCGGTCATGAAGTTGACCGACTTCACCTGACCGGCGTTCTCCCGGACATAGTCCAACTCGATCCGGGTGGCGTTGGAGATCGGCTTGTCCAGGTCGTGGGTGTTGTCCACGTTGTCCAGGCCCAGGATGGCCTTGGTGGTGGGCGTGGTCTTGGTGGAGACCGAGTAGCCGTCCTGACCGAGCCAGGCGTGGTTGAACGACTGGTTGTTGGTGGAGGAGCCGTCGAAGTAGGGCGTCTCCACTGTGGCCTTGCTGACCATCACGTTGGAGACCCGGAGCTGCTCGTTGGGTCCTGCCACCAGAGCGCGCTCGAAGGTCAGGTACAGGTCGTTGGCCGGGACGGGGTCGATGGTCATGCAGTCGAAGCTGACCTTGCCCACAGCCGGACCGGCAGACACCGTGGCACTGGCCAGCACCGCGTGGGTGCTGCGCCGCACCACCGTCACCGTGACGTCCTTGTTGGCCGCAGTGGCATTGGTGTACAGCGAGGCCTGGACCCACATGTGGTCGCCTGCCCCCAGCGCCGGGTTGGCGATCTGGGGAGAAGTGAGAGTGAGCTTGTTGGTCGAGGCCGTACCGGAGTTCCAGAGGTTCTGGAGGGCGGTGCGACTCGCATCCGCGATGGAGGGCACCAGGGAGATCGTCCCCATCAATGCGGTCCAGCCCTCCAGCCTGCTGGGCTCGGGGGAGACGAAGTAGTTGGTGTCGGTCAGGATGCCGCCACTGACGTCACCGGGAGCTCCGGGCTCGCCCGCGTAGGAGCCCAGGGTCATCCACTGGTCGTTGCCGGTGTTGAGCCAGAACTCCTGGGTGTCGGTGGTGACGAACACCGTGTAGCGCTGATAGCCGTCCGGCAGGTCGGAGGCGCGGTTGACTACACCCTCGATGACGAAGTCCTCGCCCTGGGGGCCAGCGGGACCGGACTTGCCCGTGGGTCCCTGTGGACCGGTGTCGCCGGTAGGACCCGCCACCCCCTGCACGCCCTGGACGCCTCTGTACGCCTCGAAGAAATCGCTGACTGTCCCTGTGTTGCCTGCCTTCAACCAGGTCTCGTACGCGCTGTCTCCGGCTGCTGGGGACCACACGCCGACCGCGTCCGACAGTGCCTTGGCACTGATGTTGCCGGACATGCCCGCGACCGACTCCACGTAGGTACTGGTCAGCGTGGGTACGGGGGAGACCGGGATCAAGGTGGCCAGGTCGATGATCGTCTGGGCCGGGTTGATGACGAAGTCGAACTCAGCGCTGTACTGCTGCACCCCGATCACACAGTGGTAGGCCCGGGGCTGAGGCATGGTGTCGGAGCCGATGTTGAGCGGCAGCCGGACCCGCATGAAGCCGTTCTGATCCAGGTAGCCGGTGATGCTGACCGGGGTGTAGATCTCGCTCTCGCCAGTGTCGACGGAGAAGTTGTCGTCGGTGAAGAGCACAGATCCCTGGGACGGCTCGTTCTCCGTGGTGAAGGTGCCGACGATGACGACCTCAGCTGCGGGCACGCTTCTTTCTCCTCACTACTCGCAAGGCCTTCAACGTACCGACATCGGGTCCGGCAGGAGAGTCCTTCTGGACGACGATGGGGATGAGTCGCTTGTTCGTCTCCTCTGCCATCGTCAACCCGGCGTTGATCACCTTGCCCTTGTTCCCGGGCATCAGCCGTTGGGCATTCCGACCCAGGGCGTAGGCCTCGTCCTTGGTCGGGAACTGTCGAACCTTCTGCTTCCTGGTCACATCTGCTCAGCCTGGCGCGCCTTGCGCTTCTGGTACTTGTCGTAGCCCAGCCCAGCACCCACAGCGGTCGCTCCTCCGACCGCACCGATCAGTCCCTTGCGTCCGAGCTTGGCGGTCTTCAGCGCACCGGCCTTGGCGTCGGTGGACATGGTGGAGTACTTCTGGGCCCTGCCCAGAGCTTCGTCATGGGCCGCAAAGTGCCTCAGGGCATCCCCTGGAGACGTCGTGCTCTTGCGCTTCTGCGAGAGCTTCTGAGCCTCATGACCAGCTGCCTGATGGCCCTTGGCCTCCTTCCAGGCCGCCGAGGAGACACCCTCTGCTGCTACGGACTTCTTCCGCTGGTTCCAGTACACCGGACGGGTAGCGCCGAAGAGACCAGCTCCTGCCGCACCCAGTCCCAGGCCTCCGGTCACCACCGGGTTCTTGGGGAGCTGAGGACCCTTCCGGTCCTCCCTCTCCTTCTTGGTGAGGGCCTTGCCGAACTCGACCTTCTTCCGCTTGCCCCTCTGGCTGTAGGCCAGTCCACCCAGACCGACAGCGGTCACCCCTGCCCCGATCTTGGAGGCCTTTCCTGCTCGGGCAGCATGCAGCCTCTCGGCCCCCGCACGAGCAGTGTGCTCGGCGCGGGCGACCATCTGCATCCTCGGCTGCTTGATTGCCTCCTCAGACTTACCTGCCAGCCCGAGAGCGCGTCTGCGGGACAGCAGACCACCCACGGCGGCAGTGGCCCCGCCTGTGGCGACCGTCGCTCCAGCTGCCTCGGTGGCCCGCTGCTTCTTGGACCTGCCCGGATTCTGGAACTCCACCAGGTTCTTGCTCACGTCGGCCCACTGGCTGCGCGCCAGGTCAGCCTTGGAGACCAGCCCGTACATCTCAGGGACGACCTGTCCGCTTCTTGTGGGTGCGCCCAGCCGTGTAGGCACCGCCACCAGCAAGCCCGGCTGTGGCAGCGCCTACGCCGATGGCCGTCTTGGGACGCTCCTTGACTGCCGCCACCAGACGACCCGGGGCGCGTGCAGCCTGCTGTCCGACCTTGGTGGCCGTGGGGGCAGTGGCAGGCAGTGGACCGTGGGCGGTCTGGGCACCGGCCTTCACCTGACCACCAGTCCGCCTGAACGCACCCGCGACCTTGCTGCCCGCGCTGCGGATAGCAGTACCGGCGTTGAAGCCAGCCTGAGTGCCGCGCTGCATCGGACCGATGGCCTGGGTGCGCTTCAGCCCCTGGGCCAGACCACCGAAGATGCCCTTCTCGATGTCCTCGTCGTCACGACGCCAGAGAGCATCAGCCTTCATGATCTCGATGGGATCCTTCATCCTCAGCTCCTTGTTGACGATCCGTGCCGCTCGTTCCTTGGACATGCCCTTGCCCCGCAGCTTCTCGTACTGAGCGGGGTTCTTGACGAAGCCACCACGACTCGTCTTGTAGCCACTGCCGGTTTGTTCCCAAGGCATACCTCATTCTCCCGGAACTGTCTCGGTCAGAACCTCGCTCGGTACTGAGCCGCCGTCTGTGGCTGGCGAATGTTGACTGCGCCGTTGAGGTAGAGCTCGTAGTGAGCGTCGTAGCCACCCACGTTGAAGTAGGTCTCGTACACCACCTGCCCCGCGCCCGTACCCGCGTGGTCGCGCAGGTAGGTGTGGAAGGCGTCGATGAAGGCGGGACTGTCTCCTCCGCCACCCGCAGAGGAGGCGACGGAGGAGTTGCCCCACTCCGGGAACGAGATCGGCTTCCCCCGCGCAGCTGCCTGCAGCCGCAAGGTCTCGATCCGGGCGATCTGGGTGCCCTGGCAGGAGGCTGTCCCGCACCATGGCCACTCGTTGTACGTGTCGATCCCTACCACGTCGAAGGCGTCCTTGGCGGGCCACATGGCATCCGGCACCGTGCGTCCGGCACCGGGGTTGATGACGACCTTCACACCCGGGAACTCCCGTCGCAGGATGGCCGAGGTGCGGGCGAAGGCGTTCCGGAAGTCGGTCTGCCCCTGGGTGGTACGAGCCACCGAGTACGGCATCCAGTCCCCGTTGAACTCGTAGTAGGGGTTGATGTAGACCTGCCCCTTGCCTGTACGCAGCTCCTTCGCCTTGCGCGCCACAGCGGTCCAGAAGGTGTCGTTGGCACCGTTGGCCTCAGCGGACCAGCCCTGCCAGTTGGCGGGTGAGGAGCTGATGCTGACCGGGCCGTTGAACCCAGCCCACTCCCCGCAGCCCCCACAGCCGGAGATCTTGGGTCCGATGGGGTAGAGGGCCGGGTCGTTGATCCAGAAGGTGGCGATCTCGACAGGAGTGCCCCGCCAGGTGCCGAAGGTGCCGTTGGCTGCCTCCGTACCGCTGGCCCCGCTCAGCCAGTCACCAGAGGCTGGTGGTGCGGTCGTCGGCGGAGCAGTGGTGGGTGCGACTGTGGTGGGCGCAGTCGTGGGCGAGGTGGGCGCAGTGGTGGGGACAGACCCGAGAGCCCTGAGCCGGTCGTCGGTGTCGGAGTACAGGCACTTGGTCAGTGCGTCCCCCGTCAGACCGGTGCACAGACCAGGTCGAGGAGGCTGAGCCTGGGCGGCGCTGCCTCCCATGAACAGGAAGAGGACAGCGATCACCAGGGCTCTGAGCATTGGGTTCTCCTTGTCGGAGCCCCCGGGTCACTCGATGTGAGCGACCTTTCTCCTGGAGATCATTGTCTCGGCGGCGTCTGGATGGCAGACGCAGTGACAGGGGTCATGGCAGAACTTGCAGGTCTCTCGACAGGCGTCGTGTCTCTCGTGCAGGCAGGCCGTGGAGTAGTACCAGTGGTTGGCCAGGTCCTTGGAGATCTCGTCGGTCACCATCCGGACACCTCCATGATGGAGAAGTCGCGCTTCTTCCCCGGTGGGCCCGAGCGGGCACCCATGTACAGGGCACCGTCGATGAACTGCAGGCCCTCGGCCTCGGCACTGCTGTAGGTGGCTCCACCGCTCTTCAGGCAGCGGTAGATCTGGCTTATCGGGATGGTCAGCCGGGTCAGCTTCTTGCGCTTCTCGAAGCTGTAGACGTCGATGTACTGGTTGTGACCAGTGGAGCCGGACAGCACGGCCAGAGTGTCCCCGCCTGCCCCACAGCCCTGGAAGTACTTCCCCCGGTTGTGTTTGGAGACCTCGACCTCGCCGTACACCTTGGACTTGCCGTTGCCCTTGCGGTAGGCCTCCTCGTCCACCATCCGGTAGGTCTCGGAGCCGGAGTGGCCCTTCCGCAGGTAGAGGATGCCGGGGTTCTCCGCCGACAGCCCGAAGCCCTGGTTAGCCAGCCCACCGTCATAGATGTCGACCACCGCCGACTCCTTGCGCACCCGGGTAGAGCCCTTCTCGAAGACGACCCGAGCAGGCTTGGTGCTGGTGGTGTGACCGGAGCCGTTGTAAGAGTCCATCGGCACCCAGATCCAGACGTTGCCTGCGGCTGACTTGCGCACCCCGATCTGGTTGCCGTGGCCGAACAGCTCGCACTTGGTGGTGCCCTCGAACGTGCCCGTGCGGGAGAAGCGCCGGATCATGCTGTGCTCCCGGTCCCGAGCTCCCGCGTCCTGGGCTTGACACAGGTACCACTTGCGGTCGATGGACTCGTAGACGGCGTTCTGCAGCAGGTTGGTCTTAGGCATCTGGTTGACCTTCAGGCCCACTCGGAAGGTCAGATCTGCGTCGGGCATCAGCCACCGAACATCGTGGTGCGCGTGCCGGGCAGGTTGGGGTCTCCAGCCCACTGGCTGCGCATCTTCCCCGGGCGCTTGTTGTGGGCGATGATCCCGGACTGCTTCTGGGCCCAGTGCTGATCGCGCACCGCCTTCACGGCGTCGTGGTGCTCCTGCAACTGCGCCGTCGTCTTCCTCCCCGGATTGGCAGCCTTGAAGTCCCTGGTCATCTGCCTCGTGGTGCCGAGCGCTGTCTTCTGCGCCGTCTTCTGGGCCTTGAAGTGGGCCTTCTGGGTCACCTTGTCGGCAGCCCGCCGCAGCTTGTTATCCGCCACCATGAGCTTCCTCTCAGCCATGGTGGGGAGCATCTTGGCGATCTCCCCCTTCATCGGGAACTCCATGTCTGCCTTCCTCACTGTGTAGGCCTTGCCCACCCGGTCCTTGCGGCTGAAGATCCGCTTGAACCGACCTGGCTTGGGAGCGGTCTGAGGTCCTGGTCCGGGGATGTACGCGGGCCGTGCGGGAGTGGGGGCAGGCTCGGCCACCGGCCTGGGAGCGACCTGGGGCTTGACGGTGCGGGCGGTCTTGGCCGCCTGCATCTTCTCGTGCACCTGGCGGTAGCCCTTGTTCCAGTTGTTCTGACCCTTGATGGTCCGGTCGAACTCCTTGGACGAAGCACCCGCTTCCACGTGGGCTTTGCGCGCCTCAGGGATGGTCTTCTTCTTGAACCCAGGCTTCTCCCACTGCTGGACGGCATTGGAGTAGCCGGAAGGTGCCTCACCCAACTCCGTGGGCTTGTGTCCAGCGCCCCTGTAGTGACCACTGGCGATGAAGTCGGCCCGCCCCTCCTCCCGACCGTGCTTTTTCATGCTGGCCGGGATCTGACCGTGCAACCGGTACTCGGATCGTTTCGTCGAGGCGTGCGCGGCCTCGTGTCTGCCGAGGTGGCCGTGGGACTTCTCACCCATCGACTGGCTGACGAACTTCTCCTTGTACTCGTTCTTGGGCGTGATGTGAACCATGGACTTGCCGCCGCCCTTGCCCCCCATCCGGTGGGCGAAGGCGTCGAAACCAGCCTTTTCGCCGAACTCAGCCAGCTTGGCCTGGTCGCCGGTCTTGAAGGCTTCCCGCAAGGGACCTGCCTCGGTCTCGATCTTCTTCCGGTAGCCCGACAGCACGGGGTCGGAGCGGTTGCCCAGAGCGCCCTTGGACTGGGCGTACTGGTTCACCGTCCGGATCTTGTGCTTCTGCTTGGCACCCAGATCGACGGCCCGGACGAACTTGCCGTTGATGAAGGACTTGGCGACCTTGGCCCGCTTGCGCCGCCGCTTCCGCCGCACGGCTTCACTGAGGCCTACGCTGCCAGCGGTGGCGGTGGCAGCGTTCTCGACCAGACCCGCAAGGCCTACCCCCTTGCTGACTGTGCTTTTGGGTGCATCGACTCCACACGGAGCTCGAACAGGGACTTGGCGACCTTGTCCTTCTTCTTGTGATGGGTCACCGCCAGACCGCCCGCACCCACCGTGGCCACCCCGATGGCAGGGTTACGGATGCGGCGAACAGCTCCACCCATCTTCCCGTACACCCCGGCGAAGTAGCGGCTCTTCATGGCGTTCCCGCGCAGCTCTCCCACCTTCGCGGCCTGGGCCTTGGACTTCCCCGCCAGGATCTTCGGGTCCCGCCAGACCTTCGACTCGCCCTTCTCCGGGCCGATGTCGGGCACCCGGGGGTTCGTCTTGCCCGGGAAGGGGTTGACCTTGTGCCCGCCCGAGTTCGGGATGATCTTGTGCGCCTCATCCAGGTCAGCAGCAGCTGAGCGGGACCACTTGCGCCCGTGGTGCTCCAGCGCCCGGGCACCACCCACACTGACCCCAGCCGTCGCAGCACCGGCACCCAGGGCGGCACCGAAGGCGGTGTCACCCTTCTTCTCCGCCTTGGAGACCGGCTGTGCCTTGTTTTTCTTCGCCTGCCGGATGCGGTGCACACCCAGGGCGGTCAGACCGGCACCACCCACCAGGGCAGCGTGCGACCCCTTCCGGGCCACCTTCAGGTGCCGGATGATCTTGGTCTCGGCAGCACTCTGTCCGGCGTTGTGGGCGGCTTTGAGATGAGCAACCCGAGAAGCATCGGGAGCAGCCTTGGTATCGCTGAGGTTGAAGGCCTGGTGCGTGTGGTGGGCGTTGGTCCGGTAGCCGAACTCCCCGCCCTTGTACGCCCGCGCAGCCATCTTCACCTTCTCGCGCCGGTTGGCCGCACCCGTGACGTCCATCAGCAGACGGTCCGACTTCAGTCCCGGAACCCCGCCACCAGCGAAGCCACCGGCAGCAGCGACGCCGCCTGCCCCGACCATGGCACCACCGCCAGCACGCTTGTGCTGGTTGTCGTCCCTGGCCGCCTTCATCACCAGCCGGACGTCCACCCCCTGCTGTCGCAGGATGTCGGCGGTGCTCACTTCTTCTTCTTCGGGAAGGTCTTCTTGGGCTCGTTCGCCTTGGGCCGCTGCTTCATGGCTTCCTTCTTCTCCCGGATGCTCAGCTCACTGATGCGCTTCTTGTGGGTGTACTCCAGGTCCTTGGACCGCTTGTTGTGCCGGTGTTCCAGATCCTTGGCCCTGCGGTCGTGCTCCAGGGCCTGCCGCTTGGACTTGCCGTCGATCTCCAGACCCTGCTTCTGGCCCTGCATCTTCAGCTCGGCGTCGCGGCCCTTGATGTCCATGTCCATCTGCTTGCCCTGGGCATCCATCTCCTGCTGCTGCATGGCCCCGGCCTGCTCCTGCTCCTGCATCTCGGGTGTGGGGGCCTGGGCCTGCATCTCAGCCTGCTCCGGGGTCATCCCCTCGGCCACCATCTGCTGCTTCTGCTTCGCGCCCTCGAAGGCCATGGCGTTCTGCATGTCGGCCTCCTCCCGCCGCATCTCCTCCACCTCCTGGGGGAGATCGGGCAGGTGCGAGGCCTCGCGCAGGAACTTCTCCAGGTCCGGGTCCGGGAAGAAGGTCATCCCCAGTCCGGCCATGGTCTGCATGAAGGCACCCAGCTCAGCCAGGTTGGGCGGGTCGACGTTGCTGGGCTCGATCCGGGGGAGCTTGTCCAGCTTCCACTGGTTCATGGCGAACAGCCGGGGGATGGCATGGCGGTTGAACACGTCCGCGATGCCCTGGGCGATGCTGTTCAGCGCGGCCCGGAAGATGCCCGTCTTGTCCACATGGAGGGCGTAGGAGCCCGTTCCCTGGTGACCAACCTTGATGAAGTCGGCCAGCACGGTCATCAATATCTCGGTGCTGTACCGCTCGATCAGGGCGTTGGTGTCGAAGGTCTTGCCACCACCCGAGCTCAACAGCTGGAAGTCGTACTCTGGCGTCTTGGTGTCCGGGTCCACGTCCGAGGGGATGACCACACCGTCGTGCTCGTCCCTTCGGACGTTGCTCACCAGGCGCTTGAACGCCGTGAACAGCTGCTTCTGCTGCGGCGTCGCGTCCGGCTTCATGATCTGGCTGGGGACCTTGGCGAAGGGTAGACCGGCCAGGTCACGCTCCACACCGATGGCCTCGAACTCCTCCAGCCGCTTCTTGAAGAACCAGGGCCGGTAGGCGTTGCGCAGGATGGAGCGACCCTCGGGGTTGCCCTTGTGCGCGCCCGTGCGGAACAGCAGGCACCGCTCGATGCTCAGCGTGCGCTGGGTGTAGGTGGGGGCCGGGATCTGCACCATGCCCTTGATGCCACCCGTGTCGTCGAACAGCCAGCGATGCAGCGTCTCCTGGGCCCTGATCGGCATCTTGCGCCAGCCGATCTTGCCGTCCGTGAACTTGCTGCGCCTTCGCCCGTCGTTCTCCCAGGGACCGATGCGCTTCTTGTAGACGATCTCGTGCCAGCTCCACCCATAGGGGAGCATGCTCAGGATCTCCGCCACCAGGTCGTCGAAGCTGTGGGACATGTCGTCGATGCACTCCTCGACGAACTGCACCGCCTTCGCCTGCTCGGGGGAGGAGTCGTCCCCCACCACCGTCCAGGTGACCTCACGCAGCAGCTTCTCGATGGTGAAGAGCAGAGCACCGATGGTCGCATCGTTCTGCGACATCTCGGTGAAGACCTTGACGCCCTTGGTCCCGCGTAGCGCGGGCAGGAACTCCTCGTCGATGACTCCGGTGGACCGCTTCAGGCCGGTGCCACCGAGCTCGACAAAGGGCGGACCGACCGGGATCTTCTTGGCTTCGCCGTCCACGGCGACGTCAATGATCTCCGGATACCCGCCTGCCGGTGGGTTCACGTACTCAGTCGACATCGGTCCTCCTGCGGATCAGTCTCTCAGGGCTAGCAACGCAGGACGTGGAAAACGCCCTGGAGGAGGGATGGTCTGCTCGGGGGGTCAGACCGTTCACTCCAGGACGCCGTCACTTCAGGATATGAGCACTGTCACGACGATGGCCAATATCACGACAGACAGACCTACCGCAACCACGAGGGCAGCTGCCCAGTCACCTACGGGGTTGTGCAGAGGCTTCAGGCGGCTCTCTGGGGTGGTACCTGCGGCGTCGTGTCACCATCTGTCACCAGCAGATGCTGGACAGTGTTGGTGACCCCGGTCGGCTTCCACAGTCCCATATGCGCGCCTACCGAGACGATGAATGCAGGCAATGCGCTGATCAGCGCCACCCCGAGATCGAAGACCTCTCCTGAGCTCAGGGCACGAGCCAGCTCGGACAGCAGAGCTAGCACTAGGTTGAGTCCGGCCAGGAGGAGTGCCTTCACGCCGCCCCTCATGCTGGTCTTGGTAACCAACCCCACCAGCAGGGGCAGGACGAAGGCGATGAGCAGCTGGACGATGCTCAGCGCGTCCCACGTGACGGTCACAGCCTCAGCCTATCCACCCTCGCTCGTCGGGACGCAGACCCAGATGGGCAGGTCCTGGTCCACGGGGGCGCGCTGGTGGACCTCTACCTCACCGAAGGTGAAGCCGTCCGGACACGGGGTGTCGGTGGGAGCCACAGTCGGAGCAGCTGGACCAGGAGGACCACTCGGTCCACTAGGGCCAGGTACACCCTGAGCGCCATCCTTGCCATCTACCCCGTCCTTTCCGTCTGCGCCGTCCTTGCCCTGCGCTCCTGTCGCTCCCTGCGGGCCTGGCGGTCCGGTCTCTCCCCCAGCAGGTCCGGGAAGGCCAGCAGGCCCAGCTGGACCTGGAACGCCTGCTTCACCGTCCTGCCCGTCTTGTCCGTCTGCACCTGCAGGCCCTGGAACGCCCTGCGGACCTGGTGCACCTGGTTCGCCAGCTCCCGGAAGTCCACGCGCTCCTGCAGGTCCAGGAGGGCCTTGCTCACCGTCTGCTCCATCGAGTCCGTTCTTCCCGTTCGTTCCTGGTGGACCCTGAGGCCCCTCGATCTGGATCTGGTTGTTGGTCTCTCCCTCTGGGTCCACCCCCATCAGTGGGGGCAGCACCGCCATCAACAGAGCCGTCACCATCAAGACTGCTGCGAGGCCGAAGCCGATGATCGGGTTGGAGTAGATCCGGTTCACTCTGCGACCTCAGGTGGCGGCGACTTCTTCTTGGCGGCTTCTGCCTCCCTCGCCGCTGTCAGCGTGGCATCAGTTCGCCCCGCGAGGAAGCCCGCCAGCAGACCGATCAGGGTGTTGATGATGTCGGAGACGGCCCTGAGCACAGCCGAGGTGTCCTGTTCAGGACGGAAGAGCTCGGTGATGATGGCCGTACCACTGCCCACCACCACGGAGCCGCAGATGGTGAAGGCAATCATGATGACCAACAGGTCGGTGGTACTGCGATCCCTGAACCGTGGCCGGTGCGGAGGGATCGGCTCAGTGGGCTGGTCCGTCACACCCCAACGGTCGCATGCGCGTCACGAAGGAAAGGGCAGCGCGGGAGCCTCCAGTTGGACGTAGCGGTCCACGCGACCAATGGAGTTCCTACCCAGGTCAACGGCCTCACGGTCATACGCGGTGTAGTAGACCCGCCGCTCCTCGTCGTCACAGCGGATCTCGGTACCCAGGACAACCATGTCGGCGTCCAGACCGTGCCGGTCCAGCCAGGTCGTCCATGCCTCACGTCGCTCAGGGCCCATGTCCGGCAGGCCCTGGTAGATGCACACCGCACGGCGGTCCTCCGAGAAGACCATCTCGATCATCGACCTCATCGCTTGTCCTCCCGGTTCGCCCACATCCCGTGCGCGACCAGGCGTCCGTACATGGTGATCTGCCGCAGGCCCTGAGGCTGGCCCGAGTCCTCCATCCGCTCCACGATCCGACCCTCGTCGTCGTAGACCCAGTCCACCCACTTCTCGTACTGGCAGTCGGTGATCCGGTGCCAGGGGCTCTTGCCCAGGGGTGGGCCGTGGAAGGTGCGGATCAGCTCGGGGTCAGCACACAGCCGGGAGACGTCCTCGGCGGTGAACGAACCCTTCAGGTAGAGCCAGATGAACAACAGACATCTGTCTCTGAGCTTGGGGAAGCCGCCCTTACCTGCCTCCCAGGAGGTCCAGGGGTCGGTCTTCCTGGCCCACCTGTTTCCATCATCGTCGTCACTGACCAGGACGAGCTTCATCGGTAGTCCCAGGGGTCGAGAGCGGCGCATCCGTGGAAGCACCACTGGTTGGGCTTGGCTCCGCAGATGCAGTCCTCGTGCAGGGTGCGGATGACACGGGGGTTGACCTCCCCACGCGGGAGTGCGGGAGGCACGTAGTCGGGGATGTCGTCAGCTGGGTCGATCTTGCGCTGGCTGAGCTTGCGGGACTGGGCGTACCAGGAGAAGGCGAAGCCCGCCCCGAAGGCCACCAGCATGAGGAAGAAGACGAGCGTGGGGTTCATCCAGGGGCTCCCTGGGGTCCGCTCATACCGATAGGCCCAGGCGGGCCCTGAGGCCCCCTGTTGGCGTTCTTCAGCAGGTGGATGCACTCCAGGAAGCCGATAGCCGCCTCCACCTCCTCCTCAGTGGGCATCTCGTCGTCCTCGTTGATGCTGAGCCGCCAGTAGGCCAGCCGTACGTGCAGCTCCCAGGGCTGGGCACAGACGGCACAGAGCTGCACCGTCTCGGGCGTAGGAGCGCTCATCGCGGGGTGATTCGGTTCAGATAGTCCTCGCTGGACTCGCCCGGGTCAGGCTGGAGCAGGGCCTCAGGCATCGAGAAGCGCTCCATCCCCAGCAGCTCGGCCAGCTCCTTGCGGGGCACCGTGGAGTAGAGGGGCTCGGTGTTGGGGATGGCGAACACGATCTTGGTGACCGGCAGGTCTCCGTCGCTGGTCTCGGCGATCACGTCCTCCAGGTAGAGCACGGGGACGTCAGCGTTCAGGCTGGTCTGCTCGTCGATCTCGATGAACATTCACATCTCTTTCCAGTGGTATGCGGGGTACTGCTGACAGTCCTTGACCAGGTAGACCGAGGCCAGGAAGTCGATACAGGCCTGGCACAGGTCTCTGTCGTCCTTCAGGTCGCAGAAGCCGCCCTTGTCGCCCTCGGTACAGACCCCGAAGTTGTCCAGCTCCTCACGCTCCACGAGCGTCTCGACGAGGATGCTGCGGGCCAGCACGGGGTTCTCCACCCCCATCACGATCACGGTGCCGTCACTCAGGTAACCGACCAGGGGTGCGCTCATCAGGGAGCTCCTTTGCAGAGGGGTCACGCGGGGGCTTTCACAGCCAGCAGATACCTGTCGTCAAGCTCCAGGAACTTGGCCTTGCACTCCTGCCTGCGCAACCACCGGGCGATCTTGTCCGCCTCCTCCCGGTCCTTGACGAAGAAGAGCGTCCATCTGCCCGCCTGCTCCTTGGCCTGTTCCCAGTACGTCATGGCAAAGGTGACCTGCGGACGTGGCATCAATTCGCCTCTCTCTGGCATCGGGTGGAGCAGACCTGGATGGTGCGGGTGTGTTTGCGGACGTAGAGGTGGGTGTCGGAGTGCAGCATCGTCCCGCACGTGTAGCAGGAGATCTGGGTGTAGTCGAGGGCCTGTTGCAGGGTGAGGTGCTGGTTGGCTACCCAGGCGAGCATGGCTTCCATAGCCGGGATCACGTGGTTGGTGGTGCAGTGCCGGGAGAGCTGGCTGATCCCGGCTTGCTCGGTGCGAGCGGTGACCTTCTCCACGCGGTGCATGACCTCGTGGCACTCAGGACAGGCGAGGGTCTTCATGTCCCCTCCAGGGTGAGCAGGATGGCTATGCTGCCATCGTATCCCCAGACTGGGCAATTACGACAAGCTGAAGGCCTGATCCTCGTCCTTGCGCACCACTTCCCCGTCCAGACCCCGCTTCATGTCGGGGGTGCCCTGGGTCATCGACACGTTGGCGAAGTCCCGGTTGTTGCTCACCGCGTCGCCCATCCAGTTCACCTGGGCCTTGGGCGCGACGTAGGGCATCACGTTGGGGAAGCGGTGAGAGACCGCCTTCCAGGCCAACGCAGCCGAGCAGACCTCGTCAGGAAGGTGAAACTCCTTCGCCCGAGAGAAGAGATCGTCGGTGCTCACGTACTTACAAGCGGTGTAGAAGCTGTCGATCCTGCTCGCCCGCACGCGGTTGTGCTCGACCGCTGCAACGAACTCAGAGAGCATGTCGTCCCTGTTGCGCCCAGTCATCAGGAAGTTGCGGGCCTTGCCGTCGATCATGTCGGAGACAACGCCTCCCAGACCCGTCGCATCATGGATCCCTTCGGCGTGGTAGCGCTTCTGCAGGGCGTTGAACAGTCCCACCATGAATGGATAGGGCCGCCGCTGCAGCCGCACGTAGTACGCCAGTCGAATCGGCGTCTCAGTGACATCCCATACTCCGATCACGGTCCAGTCCATGTCCCTGGCCCAGTCGGCTGCCACCACGTACTCGCGGACCACTGAAGGCTTCAGGATCTCGTACTCCTGGTGCTCCCTGGTCCACCGCAGGGGCTTGGGTGCTCCGACGTCGAACATGTCCTCGACGCACTCGGAGTCGATGGCCCGGTTACCGATGGAGGGCTCACCGAGCTCGTACTCCACCCGCCACATCTCGCGGGGGATCTCTCGCTTCTTCTGGTCGATGGTCTCCTGGGACAGCCAGCCGTCATAGGGGTTGGCCGTATCTTTGAAGCACCAGCTGTAGATAGGCAGGTTGTTCTCCCGGAACCGCCTCATCTCGGCGGTCATGGTGCCCTCGGGGTACTGCCAGGTGGAGACCATCGTGGTCTGGGCGGGTATCTCCACCCCCATCCAGTTGCGTTGGGGCATCGGCTGGCCCATGGCCGCCGCCAGGATGTTGGCGTCCATCTCGTCGATCTCGTCCAGCAGCAGGCGCGCAGGGTGAGGGCCACGGACCGTCTTCTGGGAGGCCGTCAGAGGCCTGATCCGGGCGTTGTTCGTCAAGCGCTGCTCATTGCGTTGGTCCGAGGCAAGCATGTAGCGAGGCGCGTACTCGTACTCCCAGGCCCGCTGCATGGACTCCAGCACGTTGTTGGATTGGGCCAGCGACCCACCCAGGATGTTGCAGTCGCTTCCCCACACCACGGCGTTGGTCAGACCGAGCACAGACATCATCACGGACTTGCCGGAGAGGCCTCGGGAGCCGTGTACGAGCACCTGGGGCTCGCGGGCGAAGAAGGCGGTGGCGAAGGCGTCGAAGGGGGCGTTGTGCTCGACACAGGTCTTGTACCTGGGGATGGTGATGTTCCAGAGCACCTTGACGAGGTCGTAGAGCTCGTCGTTGTTCCTGGGAGGGCGGTCCAGCCGGAAGCTCATGACCTAGCTGAACAGCCCAACCAGAGCGAAGACGAACAGCAGAACGACGAGAATCAGGATGACCGGGATCATCCAGCCTGGTGTGCTCATGAAGACTCCTCGGTGATGATGCTCTGCACCGCACCCAGGATCTGGTTGTCGGTGATGACGCCTACGTCCTTGCCAGGATCGGGCACATCGGTGTCCTTTGCATAGGTGTAGGCCTCCCCGAAGCCCGGCTGAGCGGCCATCTCCCAGTTGTGCTCCATCGCCCACTGCTGAGGGTTCTGCTTGTCACCCCCGGTCTCGATGGCGTAGCAGGCTGCCACCCGGTTGATGAAGAAGCTGTCGCCACTGAGCTCTGCGACGTCTGAGTAAGCCATGACTCTCCTAGTCGATGAGGAACGAGATGCCTTCGAGCGAGATGTAGCCGCTGACGCCCAGGCTCCACCCGCCCTGGGCGTTAGCCGTCACCGCACCCGTGGTGTTGAGAACATCGAGCCGCATCGGCAGCTGGTAGGACGCCGTGTGGGTGTGAGCGGTGCCTGTGGAGGCGGCACCAGAGACGATGCTGCCGCTGGCGAGCGCGTTGAAGATGGTCAAGGTGGTCGTTCGGTACCCCACCGGCAGGGTGAAGATGGTGGACGTGGTGGTCCTGACAACAGCGGTCCTGGCCAACCCTCGCAGAGTGACCCTGTTGCCGATCCTGCGGTAGCCCACGTTGGCGTAGCCAGAGCCATAGTTGCTCCAGTCGGTGTCCATGGAGGCGTCGATCCAGCCGGTGTCCTCCGGGACAGCAATCACCCAGGCCGACCATTGGTTCGCTGCTCCCGTGCCCGAGCCAGAGCGGTAGTAGGCCCTCGGGGCGGCGCTGGAGGTGACGAAGAAGTACTGGGTGACAGTGGCGTCAGCATCGGGCTCGTTAGCCCGCCTGATGGTGAACAACGTGCCCGACACACCTGTCGCCCCCGTGGGGGTCCAGCCACCTGCTGTGGACTGGGCTGCGGTCATCTGGGTGGTGGACACACCCAGCGGGTAGGTGCCCGGGAGATCAGCCTGAGCACGGGCCTTCTGTGCGGTCGAGAAGTTCTGCACGGCGGCTCTGAGCTTGCCTGCCGAGTCGACGTAGACAGGTGTCCCTGAGAGGGGGTCCGTGCCCACGCGGGTGGTGTCCAGGGGGTTGGTGCCCCAGGTACCTGAGCTTCCTCCCATCTCCTGCCACGGACCCCAGGCAGCCGACTGTCCGTTGCGGAACCACACCTTCGAGACTGCGGTGCCAGGCTCGGCGCACCACTGCATGGCCGCCCCGTTGCTGGCCTTGATGGTCGTCACGATGCAGGAGCGAGTGGTGGGCCACGCCGCACCATTGGCAGAGGCGACGTAGTAGACCGTCGTGCCGGTCGGGTAGACGGGAGGCAGTGCGGTCACCGGGTACTTGCCCGCCGACTCACTCAGCTGCTGCGGGTGGGCCCGGAGCTTACCCGCCGTGTCGATGTAGACCTCAGCACCGGCCAGGTCATTGGTGCCGTAGGTGGCTGAGTCCAGTGGCGCTGTGCCCCAGATGCCCGAAGGCGTGGTCCTGCCGTCCACGTACTCCTTGTTGGCGGCGTCCTGGGGGTTGGACGGGGTGTAGACCGACCCCACCGGCACCCCACCCATGCTGATCCAACCGCCCTGCTTGGGCTTGATCAGCAGCTCTCCGTTGGCCGCGTCAGTGATGGTGGCACCGTCATCCAGCACTGCCCCATGGGCGTCCACGTAGCTCTTGGTGGCCGCGTGCTTGGGCTGGGTGGGATCTCCGGTCAGGGACAGGTCACCCGTGAGCGTGCCGCCAGCGATAGGCAGGTACGGGATGGTCGTCTGCACGGGCTCCCAGGCAGCAGCGAAGTTGTAGTGGTTGGAGGTAGAGGCCCTGGCGTTGCTCTCCCACTCGTAGTAGTCGAGGGCAGTGGCGTTGCGATCCGGGGTAGAGCCATCGAAGTACGAGCCATCCGTGGCCCCCTGCTCCTGCGTGAACTCGTCGAACCAGACTTTCTCCCCCAGCGTGGAGTTGCCACCGCTCACCGTCAGCACATCAACGCTCATCTGGAACTGGGCTGCGTTCGGAGGGCTGACCAACTGAGTTGTGTGACGCACTGGGGTGTTCGTCGGCAGGGCGAGAGCAGAGGAGACGCCACTACTGATCACCGCCCCTGCGGCGTCCCTCCAGACGGAGTTGATCTGGACCTTGCGTCCTGCCAGCTGAGCCTTGACGGTGACACCGAGGGTGTAGGTCGTGCTGGGCAGCGCTGTGGCGACGGGGAAGTTGGAGACCGACCCTGCGTTGTAGTCGAGAATCCCCGACAGCCGAGTGGTCATCAGCGACCCTGTGCCCTTGATGGGCGCAGTGGTGTCCCGGACAGCGTCCCACTGCGCACCGTTGTTGCTACCCCAGTTACTGGCGTTGGTCTCGATGTTGGGGTTCAGGGCGAGGTTCCTGCGCACCACGATGTTGCCCGAGGCCACCTGCTCGGAGATGGAGGCGTTGAGGGTGCCCGTCCAACGATGGGTGACCGCAGCCCCAGGGGCGGACACTCCAAGGGTGTTGCCGTCGAAGTAGGTGTAGACCTCGCTGCCCTTGGAGACCATCACGTGCCGGACATCGAAGGTGTCGTTGATAGCACGTGGACCATTGCCAGCGATACCGACCTGCACCGAGCAGAAGGCCGTGTTGGCAGGTGCCGTCAGCGCGAAGTCTGGCAGCGTGGTCCAGGAGGTCGGGTTGGAGGTTCCCGCTGGACCGTTCGTGTTCAGCGTGATGTTCCCTGCTGCGTCCTGGAACTGGATGCACAGCCCCATCGGAAACGACGCGCTGCTGCGGACCTGAGCGGACAGGTGCACCGTCTCACCCGGGATGCAGAGGATCCGGTACACACTGACCTGGCTCGTGGGACTGACGAGCCGCTGAGCCAACGGTGAGATAGCAGCGTCGGTGACCGTCATGCGCAGGAAGCCGGTATCCATGACGACATTGGCCCGTGCCGCACCCCAGGGGGTGGTGGTGTTCACGGTGTCTGCGATGGGGTTGATCGCAATGTTGGTCCGGGTCACGGTGCCTGAGGCGTTGACCTGCTCCGAGGCGGAGCCGTGGACTGTCCCTGTCCAGCGGTGAGTGAGCGCAGTGCCCGTGTCCCCGTCGAAGTAGTCCTGAGTCAGTGACCCGTCCTTCTCCACCATCCACTCAGTGGTGTCCATGTAGGAGCCAGCAGGCTGCCAGGACGACGAGAGCGGAATGATGTAGAGGTGGTTGACCGTGCGACCTGGGTTGACAGTGACCCGCCATGCAAGGCGTGTCCAGACACCCAGAGGGGCTGAGGACGTGTTGGCAGGGGTTGCAGCATCGAAGGTCGCCGCATAGCTGTCGTTGTTCGTGTCGTCCCTGCAGAGCAAACGCACCCCGGTGACACCGAGGGAGTCGGTGGAGTGATAGATCCAGGCGGAGACGACGACAGTGGTGCCTGCGGGGATCGCCAGGGGGTTGTAGAAGGCGTTCGTGTTGATCCCGTTGTACGCACTGACGTTGGCCTTGATGAACCGCACGTCATCGACGTAGCAGAGCTGACCAGCTGTCGTAGCCCCCGAGTTCATCACCACCACGGAGTGAGAGGTGGACGTAGCCGCCGCTGTCACCGTGGACAGAACCCACTGGTCTCTCTGGGTGACGACGTTGCCCAGGTTCGATCCCATGGCCACTGCTGCGTTCTGCCCGCCCGTGGGGATGTAGATCCACGCCTCAGTGGTGTACGGCTGACCTACGACCAGGCCTGTCATGGTGAACCCTGCGTTGGACCCACCGCTGGCCGCAGCAGGCCAGGTGACCCGCATCGACCCTGTACCTGAGTGAGCCTGGACAGTGGAACCGGCCACAGCGGACGCCGTAGTGCCACCACCGGCCCAGCCACTGGTAGGTGAAGGCCCCTCGAAGGTGCCGTTGTTGCCGTTGATGATCAGGTTCTGGAGGCCGGTCACCTGGATGTCGTCGAAGTAGGCGACCATGCCATCTGTGGTCGGACCGTGGGTAGCCATGAAGATCGTGTGCGTCGTGGCAGTGGCGATGAAGCTCCAGGACGAGTAGGTCCAGGTGTCCAGAGCAGAGACCGGGTTGTAGACCGTGCCGCCAGTGACACCCGTCATCCGCACCTGGGGAAGGCACCCTGCCGAGGCAGAGGGGACGTAGACCCAGCCGCTCACGGTGTACGCCTGGCCAACCACCAGAGGGCCGACGTTGTTCGCTGTAGCGCCCTGCCCTGAGGCAGCTGCGGTGTAGGTCATCTTCAGGCTGTGTGAGCCCGAGCGCTTGATGGTGGCGTCTGCGGAGACCGAAGCACCGGCAGCCAGTGACCAGCCTGTTGTCACCCCGCCCTCGAAGGTGCCGTTCACCCCTGCGGTGAGGATGTTGGGCTGAGTGGGCCATACCGTGCCCACCGCCTGTGAACGCACCACAGGATGGCCATTGCGCGTGCCGCTGACCTTGGTGGTGAGGGTGCCAGCTACGTGCGAGTCATAGGGGCCGAACCTGGATGCAGTCGCTCCCTGGGCTGCTGTGTCCACCGGAGAGGACATCAGGTTGGTGTTGGCCAGCACCCAGCCCTTGGTCAGCACATCCCCGTCGATGCCATTGGTGGGCAGGGGAGGACCAGGCAGACCTGTGTCGCCCTTCACCCCAGGAGGGCCGAGAGGACCAACAGGGCCCTGCACACCAACAGGGCCGATGGGCCCGAGCGGACCTACGGGGCCGATGTTGCCCTGAGGTCCCACTACACCCTGGGGGCCGATAGGCCCCTGAGGTCCAATGGGCCCTGAGATCTGGCCTACGTCCACCCACTGCGTGCCATCCCACACATGCAGATGGCCGTCGTTCTGGGTGAGAACGCCCTCGTTGTGCCCTGCAGTGGCAGGCAGGTCAGCTGCTGTGGGCACGGACGTGTTGATGTCCACGCTCTTGCCAGGCAGACCCTGAGGGCCTTCTACGCCCTGGTCTCCCTGTGGCCCCTGTGCGCCCACAGGTCCGTAGGGGATGGTCAGGTTGAGGTGCTGGTCGGGGTAGGTGCCCGTGATGCTCGCTGCAGGGACGACAGCTGAGTCCACTGTGCCGATGTTGAGGGCGTACTCAGCGCTGTAGTCAGCAGGGTCGATGGGGATCTGGACTACGCCATCCCCTGTCACGTACAGCCCTGAGAGGGTGCCGTTGACATGCAGCGTGTGGAGGGGATCGCTCGGCACCCAGTTGATGGGCCGCATCTGGTGGTTGCTCTGGGTGACCACTCCCGTGGCCTTGGTGACCCCTGCGTTGTCCAGTACCGCGTACGTGCCCACGATGGGCTGCAGGAGGCTAGCGCTCAGCTGCTCATCCTCGAACACGAAGTAGCAGGGCACCGTGATGTTGTAGGCGCTCATCCGGAAGCCCAGGACGTTGTCGTTGTCCCTGCGTACCGCTGCGCTCACCCCTGCGTTGGCCAGCAGGGTGTGGTCACTCACCTTGATGGCCTTGACCACGGTGTTGACCCAGGGAGCCTGCACATAGGGGTTGAGCTCGAAGACCACGACCCCTGAGCTGTCGAACCAGCGGATGGTCTGGTCGTTGATCTCGACCCTGCCATTGCCGCTCTTGGCCCGCAGGTAGCGCGTGGCCTCGATGTCCTCACCGCGCATCAGGGTGGCGACGTACTCCTGGCCACTCAGGTACAGGTGCTGGTGCTCTGCAGGGGCTGCCCCGAGGTCTGTGGGAGACAGCGTGACCATGCCGCTCTTGCCCTGCACGCTGGTCACAGAGAAGTTGTCTGAGATCTGCACCCATGAGGCGAGGTTGGTGCTGTCCGTCCCCTCCATCATGAAGCTCACACCGAGGTCAGTACGTCGGCAGATCGTGCCCAGGGGCTGGTCGAACCTCGCCAGCATCTCCTCTTGGCTCGCTGCTGCGAAGCTTCTCGCCAACTGCAGGGTAGGGATGTACTTGGTCTCGATCTGGCCGCCCACCATGGTCGGCACCGTGATGCCCAGCTCCTGCGTCCCTACCTTGGTCAGCATGGTGGCTTCAACCACGTCTACCCGTGCATCGACCTCTTCGACCTTGGTGTAGATCGCCCCGTCCAGGTCAGCCGCAATGGCCCGTACCTCGGTCAGCGTGGGGTACTCGTCCTGGGTTACCGGGGCTGAGTTGGGGTAGACGCTGCCCATGGTGATGGCATCGGGGGTCTCAGCATCAAGGCGCAGGTACCAGGCGTTCACCAGGTGCGTGCCCTTGAACTCCTCCACGAAGTAGAGGAACTCGTTGGGCACCATGCCGTCCTGCCAGGGGTACAGCTGGACGCTGATCTGGCCCTTGCCATTGGTACGTGCCAGCACGCTCTGCTGCAGCAGCACCACGTTCTCGGTGACGTTCTTCAGCGTGGAGGTGGGGGTGAACCGCACCTCGATGTTGGCGTAGTCACCATCGGGCTCCAGGTAGGTGCCTGTGAGCGTCACCTGCCTCATGGCCGTACCTCCATCGCTCTCCTGGGCCTGCTGGCAGCGTAGGTGATGACCTTGGGCTCTGAGTCCAGCGACCAGTGGTACGTCGTGTGCTTGCCCACCTCATAGACCATCCAGTGCCACTGGTTGGTGCTGGGCGTGGTCAGCATGGTGTTGTCGGGCAGGCTCACCTGCACGTGCGTATGGCCGTCCCTGGGCGTCAGGTTGGCGTGCAGTGGGCTGGCCACCACGATCACGTGGTCTGGTGGTGGTCCCCAGAGGTACGGGTCAGAGGGGATGTAGTACACGTCCACCAGGTCCCCGTAGACGTCACCCTCGATCTCGATCACTTCCGGTACACCGCAGTGAGGCGTCCCGAGTACGTGCCGAAGCCATAGATCGTCTGGTTGTACTGGTCGTTGGGAGCGCTGGCAGCGGTGTAGATGCCGAACCCCTTGATGGTCCCGTTGAGGATGTACGGGTACCACGTTTCGGGGATCTCGACACTGATCGTCTGGTTCGGCAGGATGTCGTGCCACACCCCCTGGGTGTTCACCACCTGACTTGGGCTCCACACCGAAATATTGCTTTGATTCTCCATCTTATGGCTGAACAGGTGGAATCTGGTGGGTCCTGAGGAGCCCTGGGGGTACCTCTGCACCTGCAGGTTCAACGAGACAATTCCCAGCGCACCCTTCAATGTGGTGGGAATCCTGGTGCTGTAGAACCACAGACCGTGATAGTTCGCGGCGTTGCCCGTACGCAGGAACTTGTCCACTGTCGTCCAGGCGTTGTTGCTCTTGGCGATGGTGCGGCTGTCGGTGGGGATGATGGTGGCGCTGATGTCCTTGACCGTGATGGCCTTGGGGGTCGCGTACTTCACGCTCTTGTTCACAGCTGTGCTGTAGTTCCTCGTCCTGTCCACTGCCCAGGCCGTCACGTAGTACGTCGCACCGTTGGTGAGGTTGCCTGCCAGGGGCCAGGTCTTGGTCTTGGTCTGGTTGGGGACCATGTCCCACTCCGACCACTCCTGCCCCGTGCCATCCACTGCCGCCACGTAGTTGGAGTCGGTGGTGTTGTTGGTGGAGATGCTCTTGCCGACCTTCACCCTGACTCTCACCACGTCGGAGGTGGTGGGGGCCTTGATGGTGATGCTCAGGCGTCCCTGGTTGACGTCCAGGTCAGCTGTCACGGTGACGCTCACGATGGTGGGCACTGCCGGTGGGGTGAAGTCGGTGGTGAACAGGTCGGTCCACACCGTGGCCGCTGTCTTGCGGTATCCCTTGATGGCCTTGTGCCATCCTGCGGTGGCGCGACCGTAGGGGATGGTGGACTTCCAGCCATCCTCGGTCTTCGTCCAGATCGCGCCCATGGTGCTCCTTCTAGATCTGGATGTAGACGTCTCCGACATTGCCCAGGCTTGTCGCTGGGATACCGGTACCGCTGAACACTCTCGACTCAGTGGGGTAGATCCGCTTCCAGGCCCCTGCCACATACCCGTAGAAGGCTGAGTCTGCGGTCACGTAGACGATCATGCCGTTCTTCGGGGCGAGTGTCGCACCGACCAGCTTGGCCGCCAGGTCGGTCATGGAGGCGAACCTCATCACCGTGAAGGGCTCCAGCTGGGTGGCCGAGATGCCGCTGAACTTCCACGCCTGGTTCAGGTACTCCTTGTTGTCCGGGATCTGCACCGCGTTGACCGGTGTCGTGGTGTAGCCCATGTCAGCCTCCTAGTAGTTCAAGTACTCGGCTGTGAGCTGAGCCGTGATGGATATGGAGCGAGCGGAGAAGACCGGCATGATGGTCTGGAACGACCCACCGTTCGTGGCGTCGAACAGGCAGTAGTAGGTGTCGGCCACCGTTGCTCCCCGTTGGGAGAACACCCCGCAGTACTGCCCGGGGAGACGGTTCAGTGCGGGTGCCTTGATGGCCAGTGCCCCTGAGGTGCCGGAGCTGGTCACGGTGGCGAACCGGAAGACCCACTGGATCAGCGCTATCCGACCCACCCACTGAACGGGTGCCAGGAAGCTGCCGCCGTTGGCCTCGCTGATGTCCACACCCAGCCACATGGCCTGGACGTCCACCCACTCGACGTCGCTCAGCTCTTTGCCCGGCACAAGGCGGGACGCGGTCATCAGCCACCGATCTGCTCGAACGTGGTCGAGTTGGACACGAGGGTGCCGGGCACGCCCTGAGGACCGGTCGGACCCGTCTGGCCCACCGGACCATTAGGCCCTGCTGCACCTGCTGGACCCTGCGCTCCTGGGCCGAGCTTGGTCACCGTCACCTTGCTCACCACCGAGATGGCCACCGTGTCTGAGTGGCTCACGTAGAGGACACAGGGGCGGGCCTCTGAAGTGGCCACCACCACGGTGCTGAAGTTGACCTCGGTGTCGAAGTCGGCCAGCGCGTTCTGGCTCTGGCCGTCCTGCTCCACCCCGTCCCACTGGACGCTGACCCGTCGCCTGCCACTGCCTGCGGCGGCGCTGGGCTTGTTGAAGTTGATGTTCGCCTTGATGTACCAGTTGCCGATAGGAAGGGTCAGGGTAGTGAGGCTAGAGACAAGGCCCGCGTCATCCCGGATGACGGTGGTGAAGTTCACCATCGTCGGGGTGTTGGAAGCCACTGGCTGGCTGGCTCCCACCGTGCTGGCCTTGGTCACCAGGTCGTCGATCTGCCCCATGGGACCTGGGGTGCCCTGGGTGCCCTGTGGGCCGGTCTGACCCTCGGGACCTACCGGACCTACTGGACCCTGCGGGCCGATGCCCTGGAGGACACCGGTACGGATCTGGATGACATCACCTGAGGTGAGCCTTGCGACAGTGCTGGCCATTGCTCTCCTCAGACGTGATGGGTGATGCGTCCGTTGACCATCACCTTGCCGTACAGCAGCCGCTGCTTGCGGATGCGCTGGGTGATGCTGGAGTCCAGGTAGGACACGAACAGGTCGTAGTCGTGGGAACCAGCCGGGATCAGGTCAGAGGTGGCCGCGTCGATGTACAGCTGGATCAGACCCGAGTCGGAGTTGTAGGCGATGGACTGGTTGTCCGGCAGGTTCTCCTCGTCCTCGCTCGTCTCGTTGGTCTGCAGCGTGCACACCACGTTGCCGACCGAGTTGCGGATCTCCATCCGCATCGGACCCTGCACCTTGTAGGGCTGATTCTCGCCCGAGGTCCAGTACAGCTGGCACGCGAAGTCCGCGCCCTGATCCATGCTCAGGTCCACATTCGCAGCAACGCTCACGGGCCAGCCTCCTCGATTTCGCCTTCCAGGACATTATCCGTGTGGCCGCTATCCAGAGCCTGCTTCCGACCCGCCAGCATGGCCTCCAGGTACGCCTTCTGGTCGTTGCCCACGATCAGGATGTTCTGCACAGTGCTGGTGTCCACCGCCTCGGCCACGTCCCAGCCCCGGAGCCTTGCCCGCTGCTTGATGACGTCCAGCACCAGGCGGGCTGAGCGCTCGGAAGGGGGGCGCTTGACCATCTCGATGTGCTGGGAGGGGCCTGAGCCCACCAGCACGTCCTCGTCATGCTCCTCAGTGGCCATCGGCCAGTGGGCTCGCATCAAGGTGTCGAGGCGGTCCAGCTCCATCAGCTTGGCGTGGTCAACGCTCTCGATCTCACCGGCCTTGGCCAGCCGAACCATGTAGGCGCGGTGGTACTTGACCACCAGGTTGATGGTGATGCCCAGGATCTCGGCGATGGAGTCAACCGTCTCCCCGGCCATCCGGTAGTGGTAGACGCTGCGTTGCAGGTCCTCGATGCTCTCCCGGTCAGCCACCGCAGACATCGGATACCACCTGGTCCAGCGTCAGCTCCCCGGCGTCGATACGGTCCAGATAGCGCCGCCGCTCATTCGGTCCCAGACCTCCCCAGACTCCGTAACGGTCACGATGCTCCAGGGATGATCGAAGGCATTGCTCACGCACAGGACACGGTTTGAGGCACCACTGCCGGGCTTCTGCGGTCTTTCTGGTGGCCTCTGATCGGGTGTTGACGAAGAACGGGTCGTTCTTGGGGTTGTCGTACCAGAGTCGGTAGCAGGCTGCTTGCTCATGCCAGTCAACTTCCAGCGGGGTGGGTTGTCGGGGTGGATCCAGGTCCGAATAGGTCTCTCTTGTTCTGGTCGGCCTGACCAAAGACTGCAACCCCTGTGGCATCGAACAGATCCTGCCTATCGCCGAAGATCTCAACTGTCTCGGGATAGCGGCCTGACACCACCTCCTTCACCCTCTCCTTGCTAGCACCGGCCTTGCACAGCTCCTGCTTCCAGGAGTCCACAGCGACGGTGTAGACGGGGTAGGGCAGCGTCAATACCATACCCACGGTGTGCGCCATCCAGATAGCCACACGACGCGAGGTGATCGCAATGGCCTCCTCGACGTAGATCGCCTCAACCGGTGAGTCCCTCATCCAGGCCATCAGGTCGAAGCGCATCCGCTTCAGGCAGGAATCACGCTCCCGGTGCTTCAGCTTGGACAGGTCAGTGGTCCAGCACGCGGCGAACATCTCACCGTTCAGCATCACCGCGTCGACTCGGTCCTTGCCGCAGTCGATACCGACTATGACCATCTCTCCCCCAGGCCTCTGCGCTGATCGGCCAGCAGAGCCTCCTGGCTGAGCCTGCGCGAGCCGAGGTCTGTCATCTTCCTCGCCATGTTGATGAATGACTGCAACGGGCCCGTACGGAACTTGTACAGGTCATCACCGCGCTCGATCTGGCCACCGTGCTCACCCTGGTGGATCAACATCTCGATCTCGTAGGCACGAGCGAGATAAGCCGTGGCCACCTCCATGAGGCTCAGATAGGGACTGGACACGGGTGCGTCCGCTGTCCCCTTCAGCACCCTGGTCATGTCCAGCAGCTCAGTCATCATCTCGTCATATTCCTCCAGCCCATCGGGCAGCTTGATGTCGATGAGTCGGTGTCCGAACTGCACGTGGCGTGGGTGGGCTACCGGGGGCAGAGGGCTCTCTGGCTCTAGTTGAATCTTCACGTGAGCACCAGCTTCAGAGCGGGGAACTGGGCACGCTCACAGATCTGCTGGAACTGGCAGTAGCGCCACTCCATGCCCCGCTCGTTGATGCAGTCAGGCTGACGTGGGGCCAGCTCCTGCAGGTTGGTGAGCTCGGTCAGCAGCTCCCACTGCTCCTTCACCAGGGTCTCGTAGCCGTACTCCAGGTCGAAGACGTACTCGGCGTTGGTGTTGCGGTCCTTGTTCTCGTACACGAAGCGGGTGCGCTTCATGCCTGAGGCGAGCATGTAGGCGGTGGCCTGCATCCTGTGCAGCCGCTTGGGCCCCAGGTCCACCACCTCGGCGAAGCCACGGGCGTTGATGCTCTTCAGCTCCAGCACCTCACCCCACTCCAGGACGCCGTCCATGGTGCCCTTGACCCTGGTGCTGCCGTTGGACAGCGTCACCGGTACCTCGGCATCGGTGAGCCAGCCACCGATGATCCCGGCCACCTGGTATCTCAGATGCAGGAAGTCTCCGTTGTCGAAGATGTTCTGGGCCTGAACATCGGTAGCCTTGCCCTTGAACCCGAGGTACGTGAACTGCTGCTCGCGTGAGCAGCGTCCTGCACTGGAGGCTGACCAATAACCCGCACGGTCCCTCCCCCCGAGCTGACCGTCCCCCAGGTTCTTGGTAAGTAGCCAGTGCAGGACCTCGGCTTCCTTCCGTTGACTCCGCTTGCTCACCAGGTACTCGTCGTAGAGGTCCAGCACCTTCCTGTTCTGGTCTGCAGCCTTGGCCAGCTGCCCGAACTTGGTCATATGACTTTCCCCAGCTCTCGCTCAGCGTCCTCGTCGTGCTCACGCTGGATGTAGAGGGCGGTATGCATGACGTCCTTGAACTCGCCCTGCTCGGACCCGCAACGAGCGCAGTACTGCAGGTCAGGGCGCAGCCGGTTGGCCGGACGGCGTCTCCAGCGGCACGTGGCGCACTCCCAGACGGCGCACACCCGGCAGGGGTGTCGGAAGCTAGCGGTAGTCATAACCATCTCCTTCGGTAGGTGGAGCGGAGGTAGGGGTCAGGACCGATGTAGACCGGACCGTCATCCAGCCAGACCTGACCCTCGATCACCATCCCGACAGATGCTGCCAGGGCGGGGTGACGGTGAGCCCAGTCGTGATGTGTGCGGCACAGATTGATGAGGTGGTAGGTCTCCCCCACCTCGTCGAGGACATCGCCACCTCGACTACGGAACAGGAGGTGGTGGACGTCAGGCGCAGCTCTCCCACAACGGGTATAGACGTGGTTGACCAGCACCATGACCTCGCAATGGTGGTCGCTGCGCTCGAAGACCAGCTCACGCGCTGACATCTGCCTCAGCATGGATCCTCAGACAGATCTTGCAGGTGACGTCGTCAAGCGAACCGGTCTCCTCCTTGGCGTGGATGCCCTTGGGGTTGCAGAGCGGTGCTGCTGTCCCCCAGATGCTCTTCTCTTTCGCCTTGATGTGGGTCTTGCCGGGTCCGTACGAGTGGCCGTAGGACACCAGGACCTTCACCGCACCGTCACCTCACCCTCGTACCGACCGACATGAGCCTGGGGCTGCAGCCGACCGTTGTGGACGGGCTCAGGCTCGGCAGGCAGCGTCTGGGTCTGGGGAGCATCGGGCTGCAGGCTCTCCACCACGGTGCTGAGGCACTGCAGGGTGCAGACGTCCACCACCAGCGGCTCGTCGATCTCCTCCTCCAGGTTGCGGTGGGGGATCTGGAGCACGAAGTAGTCGTCGGCGTTGCTGATCTCCTTGCTCTCGCCACAGACGTCGCACTGGATCGTTCTGGTCATGCTTGGGCCTTCTTCCTTCGGGTTGGCTTGACGTACCCCTCGCCGAAGGGCGGGTCACCGATGCTGTCGGCGAACACCCCCAGGTCGTAGAGGATCCTGACGGTCCCGACCAACTGGTCTGGACTGGTCTCATGTGGGTGGAAGTCCTTGACCCCGGAGATCTTGGTGCCAACCGCCTTGGCGGCGAAGTCGTCCCAGCTCTTGTACGGCTGTCCACGCTCCAGGTGACGGGCGATGACAGGGCCCAGGCCGTCGATAGCCAGGAACCCCTTCCGGATCGCCTTGCGGTGAATCGCGTAGCCCTGCTTGCTGCCGTTCAGGTCGGGCTTGCGGATCCTGATGCCTCGTCCTCGGGTGGCTCGGATGTACTGGGTCTCTTTGTCCGTGCCTCCCGCGACTTCGAGGAGAGCCGCATGGAACTCGATGGGATGGTGCAGGGCCAGATAAGCGCACCGGTAGGCACATAGCCCGTAGACCGTGGCGTGAGCCACGTTGAAGGAGTAGTCAGCAAACGCCCGGAAGGCGTGGTCCATCCACCGCCAGTCCTCATCGGTCATCCCCTGTTCGGTGCACATTCGCTGGATCATCGGCATGTACCTGTCGATCTTCGCCTTGGCCTCGGTGACGTTCTTGTTCGATGCCTTGACCGCCTTCAGGAAGTCGGTCAGGTCATCGGGGTTCAGCCCCAGGTCACGCAGGATCTGGATGATCTGGTCCTGGTAGAGCAGCACCCCTCGGGTCTTCTTGGTGTGCCGCTGGATCAGGTCGTGCCGCTTGGGCTGTTCCTCGCGTCCGAACCGCCTGTCCAGGTAGGTCTGCATGGCCCCCGAGTTCATGGTGGCCGGGCGGAACAGGGCCATGCTGTCGACAATGTCGTGGATGCTCTTCGGCTTCAGGTCCTTGCAGCCCCGCTGTGAGGTCCCACCTTCGAGCTGGAACACCCCATCGGTGTCTCCCCTACGCAGCATCGAGTAGACGCCCAGGGAGTCGAAGGGGATCTCCTCCAGGAAGTCCATCTCCCGGCCCAGGTTGTCCGCCGTCTTCCTGAGCACCGTCATCGTCTTGCTTCCCAGCAGGTCGAGCTTGATGATGCCCAGGGACTCGATGGTGGAGCCGTCGTACTGGGTAACCATGGTCTTGCTGGATGCCACCCACTGCATCGGCACCATCTCGTCCATCTCGGACTGGGTGGTCAGCAGGGCCAACGCGCAGGCATGGACGCCGTAGCCCGAGTAGCACTCCTTGGCAGCCAACCGGAAGATCTCCTGCCGGTCCTCAGCGGGGATCTCCCACCAGGCGTCCTGGGGCACCCGCTGACCGTTGGCCTTCAGCACCTGACGGCGCTTGGAGAAGTACTTGACCTTCAGGCTGCCCTTGCCGCGCTCGTCCTTGTTCATCCCCAGCACGCCCCAGGTGCAGACCTGGGTGACCGCGTAGCGACGGGCGATCCAGGTGTGCACCTGACGCCTACGGGTGTGCTCCACGTCCAGGTCGATATCGGGCGGCTTGGTCCGGTCCTTGCTCAGGAAGCGGTCGAACGTCGCACCCCACTTGATGGGGTTCAGGTTGGTGATGCCGAGCATCCAGCAGGCCAGGGAGCCCGCTGCTGAGCCACGGGTCTGGTAGTGGATGCCCTGCAACCGCATGTAGTCGCAGACCTGAGCGACCAGCAGCAGGTAGTTGGCCATCCCTGCCGCCTCGACCACGCTCAGCTCTTCGTCGAGCCGGTCCAGGTACTTCTTGGTGAACAGGCTGGCTCGGGCCAGGGCCTTGGTGCACCGCTGCCGCAGCACCTTGTCCGGGTCCACCGAGACCGCTGGTATCCGGTACTGGTACTCCTCGATCTCGGGCACGTACATGTCGTGCTTGCTCAGCAGCAGGTCGAGTCCGGCGACGCCCCTGGCGTAGTGCGCGTGGTGGTCCATCATCCAGGCGTCATCCACCAGGTGGAACCCGTCACCGGGGAACACCACGTCGTCCAGGTCGGAGCCGTAGGACACCAGCTTCTTCATCGCGTCGTGCAGTGGCTTCTCGCCCTCGTGCACGTAGTGAGAGTCCTGGGTGAGGATGCACGGGAGGCCCAGATCATCTGCGATAGCTACCAGGTTGTCGACGATCTGGGCCTCGGGCATCACCCCCTCACCGTGGTCGATGTGGTGGACCTGGAGTTCGACGTAGGTGTCGAAGCTCATGGCATAGGTGGCCACGATCTGCTTGGCCGCCTCATAGCCCTCGTGGATGAGCGTCTGGACCACCAGACCGAAGTAGCAGCCGGTGGTGAGCGCTATCCCCTCGTTCCAGCCCTCGTCGGCGTAGCGAGCCAGGTCAGCGAAGTCCAACAGCGGCTTGTAGTGGAAGTTGCGGTGGGTGTCGGTGCTGATCCGCACCATGTTCCGGTAGCCCTCGGTGGTGTAGGCCGCCATGCACAGGTGGTACCGCTTGGCCTTCTTGTCGTCCCGGCTGGTGACGAAGTAGAGCTCGGAGCCGGGCAGGGGCTTGATGCCCGCCTTGCGGCACTCCCGGTACAGCTCGACCGATCCCGCCATGTTGCCGTGGTCGGTGAGCCCCAGAGCCGGGTAGCCCAGCTCCTTGGCTCGCTTCACGATCTCCTTCACCTGCGGCATCGCATCGGTGGCGGAGTACCGGGAGTGGGTGTGGAGGCTCCAGAACCTGCTGGGCTCGTCCCGCACCAGGGCGAGCATCACATGCTCCGGGCACAGATCATCGCGGCGTGTCTGGTCACATGGACATGCTCGCAGCGGTTGTCTGGGTCACCCTTCCAGGCATAGAAGGTCTTCTTACCCAGCACCGTTCTGTCGTGACCCGTGCCACGCGGAGCAGGGAAGTCTGGTGAAGTCAAGGCTTGTGGTGTCATACTGGTCTTACTCTCTTGGTAGGTGAGTGAACGTGAGAAGAGGCCCCCGACCTGACGCGGGGGCCTCTTCTGCGTTTAGGAGGAGAGAGCAGAGATCAGCTTCTCCGCCAGCTCCGCCTGGTCGTCGGTGTCCGGGGCATCAAACCCGCCCTGGGCGTAGAGCTTCCTGAGCTGCTCAGCGCTCATCTGACGGATCGAGGACACCGTCACATTGATCTGCTCGTCCTCGTCCTTCTCGGGCTCCGGGACGATGCTCAGACCGCCCTTCTTGAAGCCCTTCGGCTCAAAAGGGGGCTCTTCAGTGTCGCCCTCCGCATGGACCACGGGGGCCTTCTTGTCCTCGGACGCCTTCTTGGCCTCGGCCCGGCGAGCCTGCTCCTCAGCCCGCTTCTTGTCGTCCCAGCGGTACTCCCAGGCCTTGGTGAGGGCCTCGTTGTGGTCATGGAGCTTGTCCGCGTAGATGGACAGGTCAATGGGCGCGGGGTCCTCCTTGTCCAGGGAGTAGGAGGTCCGGTTGTTCTTCTCACGCCGGATGACGATGTACTCGCGCTTGCTCAGACCTTTGTCCCGCTCGCTGTTGAAGACCAGGTCATCCTTCAGGGAGCCGGGGATCTTCCACAGGTCGACGTAGCCCTCGCTGCGCTTGTCATCGGTGCGGATCGCGTTGACCAGGAACTTCTTGTTGGCCCGCGCCTCGCGCTGGTCCGACTCGTCATCGCTGGTCTCCAACTGGCACCCGGGGCACTCGGAGCGGGGGATACCCTCCTCCTCGTTGGCCAGGCACGGGTAGGAGCAACGGAACTTCATCGAGAAGTGCTCCCAGTACGCCGTCCACTCCTTCCACGGCTGCAGGAAGCGCAGGGTGTAGGCCCCGTCCTCCCCGAAGTACTTGATGTAGCGCTCGCCACCGGATCCACCGGTGTCGGTGTCCTTGTCTGCCTTGACTCCGAACTTCATTGCTGTGTCCTGTTCTCAGTGGTGGGTGATGCCTTGCGGTCACGGATCTCCTGAATGTCCTCGTCCGTGTAGAGGTAGATCGTGATGCCGAGGTGCTTGTGCACCAGGGAGGGACCCTTGGTCCCGCCCATCTCGGGTCCACGCTTGTACCAGCGACGCAGCGTGGTGACCGGCGTGCCGGTGATCTCAGAGACCTCCGAGATCATGTAGTAGGGACCGCCGTCCAGCTGGGCGACGATGTTGGCTACCGGACCCGAAGCACCGGTGGGGACGTAGTCAGCGCGTCGGTCCGGCTTACTCTTCGGGGCGGTCATCTGCGTCTTCCTCCTTCCTGTCGACCACGTACAACCTGACGTAGGGGTTGTCGGTGACCTTGATGAAGGGCATCACTTCGTCCTTGGTGAACGGAGCGCCCTCTGCTCCCAGGGCCTGGTCGAGCTTGGTCTTGTCGACCTCCGGGTCCTTCAGCACCGGGGCCACCTTGCGCTTGCCGAACTTCTTGATGAGACCTTCCGAGTCCACGCTGTAGCGCCGGTTGCTGACCCTGGTGGCCCGCAAGTCCTTGGTCGGGTCCTTGGCGTAGGGCACGGTCTGGGACTTCTGCTGCTTCGCCACGAGTTCCTCGTCCAACCGACGCTGCCAGTAGTCCTTGGCGCGCTTGGCGTCCTCCAGGGCGTCACTGGCCAGCTTGAACTCGTGGATCAGATCATCGAGATCGGTCTCCGTCTCATCGTCGATCAGTGCGAGTTTCATGCTGTGAACGTACCCTGCCTAACCTACCTATGCAACCCTAGCCATGGCGCGTTTCCCGACCAGTTCCGTGAGCATCTCACGACGGTCTGACAGGGGCATCTCAGCGACGTCGTTGTAGGTGTCCCACTCGACCCGCTGGACCTTGCAGACGTACCTCAGCTGGTCCCTGACCGTGGTCCAGCCCTTGTCACCGGCTGCGTCCTGGTCGTAGGCACAGAGGACCTTAGTGGGCGCGTAGCGCCGCAGGATGGCTGCCTGGGCCTTGCTCAGGCCCGCCTTGTAGGTGCCGAGGGCACAGTCGAAACCAACCTCATAGGCTGCCGCAACGTCCGCCATGCCCTCGACCAGCACGACGATATCCGAGGTGCACCGCCAGGCTTCGATGATGTGGTCAGAGACGGAGACACGGGGCGGGTACTTGTACTTCTGCTCGCGCTGTCCGGTGGTATCACGGGTGACGATGCCGATCACCGCACCCGTCTCGTCCCGCATCGGGTAGGTGGCCACTCCGGTGGAGTGGCCGAGCCGGAAACGCCGACAGGTCTCCGGGCTGAACCGACTGAGCCAGTACTCACCGGGGCCGGTGGAGTCGAACAGGTTGAGGTAGGTCTCGGTGAACGGGTTGACCTTGGTCATCGCCTCAGCCGTCTCCCGGGTGTACCGCAGCACCCCCTCGACGTCGTAGTGCAGGTCCTTCGGGTCAACCTTGCCCGCGTGCCCACAGGCGTAGCAGACGAACAGCCCCGTCAAGGAGTTGACGCTGGCGGAGGCGTTGTGATCGGGGTGGTTGGTACACACGTACTGGCGCTCGACCCCGTAGCCGTACAGCAGGGCGGACTCCAGGTCGCGGTAGCCGGTCACTCTTCTGCACGCTTCAGTGTGAAGGTGCGGGGCTCGGAGTAGGGCTTCGGCGGCTCGAAGACGTAGCAGTCCTTGTGGACCAGCTCGTCGTTGTCGTTGAAGCGGATCATCTCGCCCTCCTCCCACCAGACACCGCACTCGCAGCAGTCACCGTTGTAGCGGGCCGGGAACGGCAGGCTGGCCATTACTCGCCCTCGAAGGGGGCGTTGTCACGGAGGTCGTCAGCCTCTTCCCGCTCGATCTCGGTGAAGTCACCGATGTTGGGCAGGTAGCGGGTGAAGAAGTACCGGCTGGCCGGGCCGTGGCGGTTCTTCTCGATGCTCAGGATCTCCGCATCCCGACCGAACCGCTTCATGGTCACCACCACGTCACCGTCTTGTCCCAGGGCGTCGGACTGAGCCAGGTTCACCAGCTTCGGTGGTCGCCAGCCGCTCGACTCACCCGGTCTGTTGATCTGGGCAGCGGCCAGGATGCGACCCTGCTTGGTCATGGCCACCTCCTTCAGCGCGTTGCTGATGGTGGCCGCGATCCGCCAGTCGTCGATCCCTCTGCCGCCTCCGTCAGCCCGCATCAGGCCCACGTAGTCGATCAGCACCAGGTCATACTCACCGGCGTACCGCATCACGGTGGAGGGGCTGGCGAAGCCGTCCGAGAGGTCGTGGATATCGAAGGTGCCGGGCATGTTCTGCTGGATATCGTCCAGCAGCAGACCGTACTTGCGCCGGTCGTACTCCCGCCGCAGCATCTTGACCGCGTCGATGGTGGTCCAGTTCAGCCGCTTGCCCATGGCCGCGTGCATCCTGACCTGACACTGCCGCTTGGTCATCTCCAGGCTGATCATCATCACCTTCGCGCCCTTGTAGGCCGCGTGGGTGCCCGCGTCGATCAGGAAGCTGCTCTTGCCCTGCTGGGGCCTGGCGGCCCAGTACCACAGCTCACCCGGACCGATGCCGTTGGTGTAGTTGTCCAGGGTCGACCAGGGCATGTGCACCCGGTGGTCGTCGGGGGACTCGTAGTCGTCGAAGTAGCCGGTGTCGAAGATCAGGGACTTCGGTTTCACCGTGTTGTCGGTGTAGTGCACCGAGTGCATCACGTCGATGGCCTCCGACGTCTGGTCCTCCGACAGCAGCTGGGTGGCCTTGGCACAGGCCTGCAGCGCCTCCCTGGTGCTGTACATCTGGTAGATCTCCCGTGCTGGCCAGGCGGGGTTGTCCTCGTCCGCCGAGTAGGGGAACGAGGGGAACTGAAGCTGAACCACCTGATCGCTGGGCATCTTGCCGTAGCGGTCGTGGTAGTCGAGAATCCAGACGTACTCGTCGCGGTAGCCGATCAGATGGTCCGGTGTGATCCCGTGACTGGACGCTGCGGTCGGATCTCCTGAGTTGATCAGCGTGCTGATGAGCACTGACTCGGTCGAGACCTTCTTCATGACACTCCCATGGTAGGTAGGATAGGTACTCAGGCTAGGATGCGAGCTGTCCCGGCACAAGAGGGGAACCGCCTGCGTTCTCGGGCCACCGCCACTTCCGGTAGGTCCGGGCTACGTACACCCTCGCACGGTTGGTCTGGTGGCTCTGGACGAAGACCAGCACCCCACCGTTGTGCGCGCAGGGCTTCGCCTTGCGGGTGCCGGGGTAGCAGATGTGGCAGGGCCGGTGTCTGATCTTGGGCAGCTGAGGCAGGTCTGGAGGGCTGCACTCGACGCAGAACCGCTTGGTGTGGGGGATCTCGGTCAGGTCGAGGCTCTGGACCGGGTTCTTGCGCCGGTTGCCCATGAACAGGTACCTGCAGTCCGGGTCGAAGTGGATCCGGGACTGGCGGGAGGTCTGGTAGACCTTCACCCGAGACCCCCGTCCTCTTGCTGTTTGTTGCCCAATCTGGGATAATAGAGGTAGGCGCACGAGTCGCCTACATCACGCTAGGGTTTCGATCCTGGCCCACCGCCGCTCTCCGAGCAAGAGGTCACCGCCAGTTGTGGCGATAGGGGTTCGAGTCCCCCGGAGGCGGCTTTTTTATGCCCGAATAGGCCCAAATGGCTAGCCTATCCATCCTATTTTTGCTATAATTAAGACATAGGCGCGAAGCATGCCTAAAACCTGCTGGATCGTCCGATCTGGCAGCGAGCCCCAATCCATCGTGGATTGGGGCTTTTGTCGTCTCTAGCAAGGAGTTCTGCCATGTCCAACCCACCCACCGTCGAGCACATCGCCGTCACCTGCTTCCAGTGCAAGAACGGATTCACCTGGACGCACGAGGGCGACTACGAGTTCGATCCCGAGCACGAGAAGATCGCGTGTGTCGGATGCGCCAAGAAGCTGGGCGACCACAGCATGCACTGGTGCCTGAGGTGCGGTGCCCAGTTCCAGTCCTTCTCGCTCTACCAGATGGGCTGCAGCTGGTCCTGTGAGAACTGGATCGACGAGCAGGCCGAACGTGCTCAGGACCGCGACCTGGAGCGCGAGCAGGCCTGGCTGGAGTCCTACGGCGAGGAGGACGGCGAGCCGATGTCCTGGGACGAGGCGAAAGCCAGGCCCCAGACCATCGGTGAGATCTTCACCGAGGTCGTCAAGGAGACCTTCGACTCGAAGGACTTCGTCTGATGACCAGCGAGTTCCAACGGTCTCTGAGGCCGCGAACGGATGAGGATCCGTTCATGGTCCGTCGCCGGAAGTTCGATGCTGACGGCAACGTGGAGCGTGAGGAAGAGTTCGGTCCTTACGCCGAGCGTGTCGCTCAGCTGGCGCGTGACCAGTACATCCAGGCAGAAGGGTTCTTCTGCTCCTGGACCGATCTACCCCCGTACTGGGACGAGATCGTGGTTGAGCCTCTCGGCCAGCCCACCTTGTTCTGACCTGCCTTGTGGGTCCCGTCCCTCCCCACACATCGGGGGTGGGAAGGGCCCCCGGGGGGAGTGGTGTCCCCCCAGTGGACCTGCAAGGCCGATAGCCCTCGTCCCCCTTCTCCAGGGACGAGGGCTTTCGGGTGTGCAGGTCGTACACCGTTCTATCAAGGAGGTTCGTTTGGCTACACCACAGGTGTCGGTGCACTTCGGCATCCGCCGAACTCACCCACGGCACGAGCTGCCCAAGTTCCGGGGATATGGCAATCCCAACATCGAGAAGGAGGTTCTTCTCCGGGACATGGGGCAGACCGTGTACGTCAGCGGGTCCTGGAAGTGCTGGGGCCCCGCCGACCAGGTCACGGACGGAGACGACACGCTGCACATCCTGGTGGAGACCGACAGGTTCACCAGGATGCGTGACCGTCTTCTGGAGGACTGGTTGGTCACGTTGTACCGCGAGATCGCGGCCAGTAGCGATGGGGGCTGTAGCCCCTACGACTACGCCGTTCTCACCACCGAGGATCACTCCGATGTCATCGGGGTGGTCCTCTTCACTGAGCGCACGGCCACCATCTACCACAGTGGCCCTCCTCAGTGAGCACGGCTGGCACTGACATCTCCATGCCAGGCACCGCACAATCCGGAGTCAGTCCGGAGGCTACATTCCGAAGCTTGTCCACTACCAAGGAGAACGTCACTATGACGACCCCAAGGGCGCATGGCGCCAGGAGCAAGAAGGCTGTCCGCTCGGACAGCAAGGCAAGACCCGCTGCCAACGGCAGCACCGCTGTCACCGTCAGTACGGGCAGCACCGCTGTCGACACCGGCAGCACCCTCGTGGAGGACCCGCCCACGGAGGTTCTGCCTCCGATGGTCACCACGGAGGAGATCGAGGCGGCGAGCCGCGAGGAGCGCCGCAGGCTGGAGCGGACCCGCGAGGCCGATGAGAAGGCGCTCCGTTGGCAGGAGTGCGAGGAGGCCGCCCGGATGGGCGTCGAGTCGGCCAGGAGCCAGCTGGAAGAGGCTCAGCGCCGGTACGACGAGGCCTCCAGTGAGTCGGCCAGGATCGGCAACCAGCTCCGGCTCGACCGGGATGGTTACGGCGTCGGCTTCTGGAAGGTCGTCTGCTTCATCCGGACCACCGCTGGTGCCGGTGATGGCGACGACGACAAGAACCGCTACGACCGGATCATGCAGGCCGAGGCCGATCTGATCGAGGCCAAGCGGTCCGAGCAGGTCGCGTTGTTCAACCTGAAGGTCTGCGCCCGTCACTTCCGCATCAGCCGGAAGATGACGGCTCACTACCGGATGCGCCACTACAACCTGAGCGACCAGGGCTACCACCGTGCCGCTCTGTGGTTCGACATCAAGAGGATGGCCTGGACCCCACTGCGTCTGCTGTGGGCCACGGCTGTCGGGCTAGGTGCAACTGTCGTTGCCGCTGTCGGCACCGTGGCGTCTGCGATAGGGGTGGTCGCCGTAGGCGCAGTCGCCTTGGTGGTCAAGGGCTTCCAGAAGGTCAAGGGGTTCTTCTCCTGGATCGGATCGAAGCTCGGCGGTAAGAGGCACGAGCCTGCTCCGGAGCCCGCTCCGGTGCCGGTGTCCGAGGGGATCCCGATCCCCGTAGCGGCGTGAGGTTCCTGATGGCGTTGAGCCCGGTGGTTGCCGGGTTCTTCGCCTTCTGGCTCTTCGCCATCGTGTTCCTGGGCCTGCTGGCGACTCTCGTTGGCACGCTCTAGCACATCTGGGGGCCCCCGGGGACGAAAGTCCTCGGGGGCCTCTGCTGTTTGTCGTGGTTACCGGTGCGCCTGCACCACCTACGAGTACGCAGGGATGGCAGGTCTTCACGAGACCTGCACCTGCGGTCATGCTCGTAGCACTCATACCAAGGAGAAATCTTGATGGATAGAACGACCAACCAGCTCACGACCGGGATCCTGGTCGAGGCTGTGAAGTTCTCCAGCTGGCTGCACCAGTGGACCCCGGTCCAGGTCGAGGACCCCGAGAAGGGGGTCAGCGACCACCTGGAGAGGATCCAGGCCTGCAACGCCGTCTGGCACACCACCAGGCTGTTGATGGTGCTGGACCAGAAGACCAAGCTGCTGCAGCCCATCCTGGACCGGTACGAGACCTGGACCAGCGGTCTGGCCAGCATGTACGAGTACCTGGCTCGGAGCCCTGAGCCGTTCCCAGGATCCATCCTGACGATGGGCATGAGGTTGACGCCCTCCAAGAAGGACCTGCAGAACGAGACCGTCGACTACCTGAAGAAGCTCCAGGTCAAGGTCGAGACCCTGCTCCTGAAGTCCGCCATGCACGAGCAGCAGGCCGAGCTCCAGACGGTCAGGAAGAAGCTCCTGATCCTGAAGGAGGCTCACGTCAACTCTCCCGCCGAGAGGGAGGTCATCCAGGCTGAGATCGCCAGGATGGAGGGCAACCTGCGAGTGTCCAGGGACAGGGATGAGTACCAGGACCGGTACATGTCCAACCTCCAGGAGTTCCTGGAGTTTGTCCGAGCGGCCACCAAGGTTGCCGAGGATCTTGTCTCGGGAGACGAGACGAACTCTTGACAGCCTGTCCCAAAAGTCGATGTAATGCACTACATCGCAGTAGGGCCATACGTGGAGCTCCGCTCCCCCTATCCCTCTCTCTCACCTACCAAGATAGAGAGATACTAGATCTAGAGAACTAGAAGTAGTTCTACTAGAACTAGTAGGGCCCTAGTACTTAGCAAGTACATCCTTAGCCTCGGTCAACCGACCGGGGCTTTTCTGACTTCCGGTCATGGGAGTCAACGCTCTTGCACAGATCGGAAAGGAAAGAGCGAAGGCGTACTGGGGGTGTTCCGGGTTGTGCACTCCTTGGCCCCTGTAGCGAACGACCTGCTCCCATGACCGGTGCCTTACCTCACAACCCATCTCACCTACCAAGGAGAACCAATGAACGAGTACGAACGCGCCAAGAGAGTGATCCTGGCGTCGATGCAGGCCTTTGCGAAGGGCGCAGGAGACAACCAGAGCGTCATCTTCGCCTGGTCCTCTTCCAGTGGTCAGTCCCTGGCTGAGCCGATGAGGCGTCTGTGAACGCCGATGACATGCCGGACCTGCCTGATCCGGAGAACCTGGAGGAGCTGCACGAGTTCTTCCAGAACGTGCTCGGTGACGACTACAAGGTGTCCTTCCCGGAGACCATCATCGACAACGTCAAGGAGACGATGCTGGGAATGGTGGTGGAGCACGTCAGTGGCCGGTTGATGTCTGGTGAGGAGATCGCTCAGCTCTTCGCTGCCAAGGGCATCCAGATCGGCTACAACGGTCCTCCTGGCAACACCACGGTGCCGGACACCATCCCGGACGACCTGACCGGTGCCCTGGACCCCAGCACGCTGACCGAGTCCTACGGTCCGCTGGCTCCGGAGTTCGTCGACCAGATCGGTCGGCTGATCAACCTGGAGTGGTACGAGCAGTACCAGATCATGGCCAACGTCATCGGCCACCTGAAGGCGATGGGACTGGAGGAGGACGCGATCCAGCATGTCTTCTCGGTCATCTCCTACCTGCCGCTCTCGGTGCTGCGCACCCGGATGTACCTCGGTTCCCTGCTGGAGGGGTACCGCCGAGAGAACGACCTGGATGCCGAGGCACTCCAGGTGCTGGTGAAGACCGCCAGCCAGCGGGTGATGGACCTGGCCTACGGCGACTCTGACACCGAGGAGGAGGCCATGGACGTCACCAAGATGCTGCGTGACACCTACCTCGGGGAGGAGGAGTTCAAGAACTCCTGGCCGCCTGTCAGCTCGAACTCGGTTCACACCCTGTACGAGGCGGTCGAGGTTGCCGATGACGATGACTGAAGGGAGGTGAGGCCTATGGAAGGCCAAAGTCGGATCATCGTGCGGATCGAGTTCTACGCACCTGATCAGAAGGCACTGAAGAGAGTGCAGTCCTACGTCACACACAACGTGACCCGAGCCGTCCAGCGAGTCGTGGGAGACCTGAGCATCGGGTTCTACGACTGGACGGGCAAGAGGACGGTCAGCGTCATCGCTGGCACGTCCATGCAGGAGCCACCGGAAACCATTCCGGTGGAGCACGAACCTACCAAGGAGAAATAGAACTATGCCTACTGAGGCAATGACCGAAGCCATGAAGGCCGAGCAGGAGGAAGCACGACGCAAGAACATCCTGCAGGCCATGGCGGACCTGGCCAACGTCGGTCGGACCGACTCCGGTACCAGGTCAGCCATCCTGCGGCACGGCGACCCCAACGCCAACAAGGTGTCGGTGGGTCTGAAGCAGGACCTGCGCGACGCCAGGCGGCAGATCGACACCGAGATCAAGGTGCAGGATGCCACCACCGCTGTGGAGCGCGACTTCCAGTGCCGCAGGGAGGAGGGGGCCATCGCCATCAAGCGAGTCCTGAAGGACGTCTACGGGGCCACCGGTCTCACCCTGAGGGAGACGATGTTCGGTGACATCGTGCCGCCGCAGGAGGACATCATCATCGGGGTGAAGGAGGGGTTTCGTGGCAAGCCCGAGTTCATCTACGAGAAGGCCGCGATGTACTCCTTCTCGTTGCCGACGATCCAGACCGAGTTCCAGCTCGACACCTGGGTCGACGACGACCAGACCGAGTACCTGAAGATCCGGGCGGTCACCAAGGTGGAGCACGAGACGGCCATCGAGGGCTTCTGCATCGGGGTGGAGCGCGAGCTCCGGGACAACTCCATCTACAAGAACAAGATCCTGTCGTACCAGGCCCTGGCCGATGGGACCTACAAGCTGGAGTTCCTGCTGCGGAAGATCGACCCGATCTTCACCTACTCCGAGCACGTGGAGGAGCGGCTGCAGCAGTCGGTCTGGCGGATCCTGCGACACCGCGAGGCGTACGCCGAGCAGAACATGCAGACCACCTTCAAGGTGCTGCTGTGGGGTCCGGCTGGTACCGGCAAGACCGGTGCCGGTGTCACCAGCCAGGTGCTGGCCTGCATGCACGGTCAGACGGTGTTGGAGTACAACCCGGTCGGTCTTCCCTCCGTCCGGGACCTGAAGCGCTGCATGGCCCTGGCCAAGCGTCTCGGGCCCTCGATGCTGTTCATCGAGGACTACGAGAAGTTCTTCGGTGACGACACCAGCAACGACCGGTCGGCGTTCACCTACCTGGTGGACGGCTCCGACAAGCACGACGGCATCTCGATGTTGTTCACGTCCAACTTCAAGGAGCGCATCGACCCGTCGATGGCCCGAGCAGGTCGGATGACCGACGCCATCGAGATCGGCATGCTGGACAAGAAGGCCACCCGGGAGCTGCTCGGCAAGGCGATGGGCGACAAGCTCGCCGCCGACGTCGACTTCGACAAGGTGTGGGAGAAGACCAAGGACTTCGGTCCCTCCTTCCTGCTCCAGTGCTACAAGAAGGCTCGTCACGTCGCGTTCGGTCTGTACCTGGACAAGGGCGGCAACAAGGACGAGTACGAGGGCATCATCGGCACCGAGGGTCTGAGCGGCGCGGCGGAGTCCTCCGACGAGCTGATCCAGTTCTTCAACGAGCTGAATGCGGCCCGAGCCCAGAAGCGGCAGAACCTGCTGGAGTACGCGGCCAGCGAGTTCTTCGGCTGGGTGAAGAAGCACGGTCACCGCGTGCGGCTGACCACCAAGGGCTTCTCGATCTCCGAGTGACCCTGAGATGACGTTGGGCCCCCCTCTTAGCGGGAGGGGGGCCCTTCGTGATTTTGCCGTCCCCACCCCCGATAGGAAGGCACGACTTTTTCATGTTCGGATTTTTTAGGTCACTGTTCCGAAGAGTTGTCAGGTTCGTCCAACGAATAGGAAGGGCGGTTGAAGAACTGGTCCAAGACCTGGAGCCAGAGCAGATAGAGACAGCCACCAGAACCGTGGTGCGCATCTCCTTCGCCTACAGGACCTTCATCGCCCGGTGCGTGGAGGTCATTTTCGAGTCCATCATCAACACCGTCAAGGAGTACCAATGGGAACCACAGCCCAACTGACCGCCACCAAGCACACGGCGATCATGACCATCACGCTGCCGGAGATCCTGCACGATCTGCCCTACGAGAGTGAGGACTACTGGAAGTGTCCTGGCTGCGGGAGCGTCGACTACTACGAGAACTGGAACTCGGTCGGCTACTACGACATCCCGAACTTCATCATGCATCTGGAGCAACTGGATGATGACGAGCTGAAGGTCGGGGAGGAGTTGGACCGTCACGGCAGGCTCTTCCTGATGCTGCGTCAGGACGTGACCGAGCACTCCAAGTACAAGTGCGACAACTGCGGCAACCTGTACGACCAGGATGACCTGGGCACCGCGCCGTACTGGAACTGCGTCAACTGCGGTGAGGGCTGGGACAACTGTCACGACGCCCTGACCTGCTGCCCGGGCGAATGCACCATCGACCAGTGCACCCACCGGGAGGGGATCAAGACCCTGGCCGATGACCAGGGCAAGTACCACCCGCTCCGGGGCGAGCAGCTGAGCAAGACGTTCTTCAAGTGCTACTGCACGGGGGATGAAAACCGGCCCTGCGGGCGGTACGTCTGCGTGGTCTGCCACGCCTACGTGTACAACGAGGTGGAGGTGGCTGCCCACGTCTGCCCGGGTCTGCAGTCACCGACCCCGGTGTTCACCGATGGCACCCAGGTGGGGCCCGACTGCTTCTGCGAGGCGGGCTTCTGCTGCCATCTGCACGACCGGCACACGAGGAGTCACCCTCTTCTCTGCTGGTCGGCGTGACCGGAGAGTTCGACTACTGGGAACGTCAGTTCGGCCCGGAGATGAAGTCCGACCCGCATCCCATCGGGTCGGAGGCCGACTACGTGCCGGACTTCATGCAGCCGTTCGTTGCGGTCGAGTTCGAGCTGCCGGAGATCCCCGGCATGAGGCTCATCGTCGACCACCCGTGGATGGGTGGTCGGCACGCCATGGTCCGGATGCGCAACGGCTGGGAGGTCTCCGTCATCACCCACTGGGGTGCCTACGGAGGCCTGGAGGTCGGCTTCTACCCGCCGAACTCCGACCGGATGGGAAACCCACCGTTCTGGGACGACGTTGTGATGGGCTACCTCGACCAGCAAGGACTGGTCGAGGTGCTCACCAAGATCCACCACCTACCCAAGGAGAGAGATGAATGACAAAGAACCACCCATCGACCTCGTGATGACCAACCTCCGCAAGCTGCTGGAGGAGAAGGGGGAGTTCAACGCGGTGATCCTGTCCAACGACCCCGCGATGCCAGTCATCCCCTGCAACCAGCTTCCTCCTCGGCAGACGCTCGATGTGCTGCTGATGATGAAGAGCATGGGGATGTTCGACCCCGGCTGGGCGATGGTCGCCTCGGACAGCTACCACTGGTCCGGCGAGACCGGTGAGAAGAAGCCCTCGTACAGCCTGAAGCTGCTGTTCGAGCGCAAGGACCCTCGGGTGAGCGAGTGCCTGATGGTCACCTTCTACTCCAAGCACAAGCGGTTCTCCGCCATGCAGCCCTACCTCAGGGCGGGAGACGGCGCGTTCATCTACGACGACGTCATCATGATGGACGACGGCACGGAGGAGGAGGAGCACTTCGGTGGAGACCTGCCGGAGCGTCTGAAGAGGCTGGTGGACCATGTCGGATGATCCGCTGGTCTTCGACGACTTCGACGACTTCATGCGCTGGCAGGCAGCAGCCGAGGAAGCAGCCAACGCCAGGGTCATGGACTGGCAGCGTCGGATCAAGCCGGGGGACAAGGTCTTCCGGATCTACCCGATGGGCAGGGAGCAGCTGATGATCCTCGGTCAGACCATCGACCCGGACCAGCACTTCGCGGACATGGCTCCGGTCTACGGGATCGAGGAGGCTGCCTCGGAGCGGGACCAGATGAAGGCCCGGTTCGAGCGGGGCTACGTGTACGGCCACTGGTACTCCCTCATCAACAAGGAGGGAGAGCTCGGTGACGCGCACATTTCCACCTTGGGTCCGGTTACACCAGACAGGCTCTGGAATGTGTGGTTGGACATGATCCAGGCCGGGAAGGATCCGCTCCGTGAAGATCCCGAGGACTAAGTACTTCTGGTTGTCGGACGTCTTCCTGTTCGTCTACTTCGTCATCACCGTCGTCGAACTGGCGGCGGCGAAGTACGTGTGGCAGCTGAAGGCTCTCTTCGCTGCCGCTGCCATCGGTCTCGTCTTCGAGCTGATGAGGCGGCTCGCCAGGTACCGGTACCGCTGCATGCTGCAGCAGGTCCGGTACGACGCTCTGGAGGCGGCGCTGAAGGAGAGCTCGTTGATGGCCATGTACACCTGCCCGGTCTGTGAGCAGGAGGTGGCCGATCTGAACGAGCACCAGAGGAAGGCACACGGATGGTCGCCAAGCCAGAACTGAGGGACCACAACGGTCCCTGTCAGGCCGTCCTGCGCTGGGGTACTCCATGCTCGTGCTTCGGCTACGAGTACCACCGGACAGTCGCCGGGTACCGGGACTGCGTCTGTGGTCACTCTCAGGGTATTCATTCCCTGGGAGCGCCCACACCGGAGCTGAAAGAGTTCATGCTGGTCAACAATCAGGTCTGCCCTACCTGTGGGCAGCCGCTACCTACCGAGGAGGCTCCATCGTGAGCACCAAGCAGCCCATCGACTACGAGGGCAAGTACGACATCGTGGTCACCGACGAAGACATCGCCTGTGCGGTCCCTGGTGACCCGTCGCACTGCGCCATCGCCATGGCGGTGAAGCGCCTGCACCCGGAGATCACCTACATCAAGGTGAGCAAGGACCGGATCGCCTTCACCGACCGGGACGCCCGCAAGCGGGTGGAGCTGAAGACCACGTACGACATCAAGCGGGGCGAGATCCTGTTCGATGCCGACCGGTCCCTGGTCCGTCCGGAGGACTTCGGTCCTGGCGGTGTCGTCACCCTCGATCTGTCCAAGGCCACGGTCGAGGACATCGGATTCACTCCTGACATCCAGGAGCGTCAGAACAAGCGCAGAGAGGACACGAGGAAGGGATTGAGGGTGCCTGTGCGCAAGGTGCCGGAAGCAGAGCTCGTCGCACGTCGCAAGATCCGTCGTCTCGCATAAGCGAACGAACCTACTGAAGGAGAGAAATGAACGAGAACACCAAGCTTGGTGCAGCCGTGGTTGCGGGCTACATCCTGGGTCGGACGAAGAAAGGTGGCACCGCGCTGCGGTTCGCCATGTTCCTGTCCGGCTCGCAGCAGGGACAGCAGGTCGTCAGCAAGGGGCGTGAGATCGCCTCAGGCGTGGCCGCCAGCGAGGAGGCCAAGCAGCTGACCAGCCAGATCAGCGGTCCGCTGCTGGAGGCTGTCCAGAAGGCTGCGTTGGCCGCTGTGACGGCGCGGATGACCGGGGTGACCAAAGGTCTGACCGACCGCACCACGAAGCTCACCGAGGCCGCCAACGAGGTGGTGGCCAGCACCGGTGAGGTCGTGGAGGACACGGCCCAGACCACCACCGACACCGTGGAGAACGTGACCGACACGGTCAAGGACACGGTGGAGTCGACCATCCCCACGAAGCGGGGTCCTGGC